ATACGAGATATTCAGTTTAATATTAAAGGACGCGGCGGGACTACATTAACACCTGGTCTGGAACGAGCGAGAGAACTTTGTTGTGATGTTTGCCTTGCTTTTACAGATGGTTATACAGAGAATATTAATGCTTTAACCCGTAGACAGCTTCCTAAAAAATTAATTTGGGCAATAACTCCAGATGGTACTGCCGATAAAGTTAATAGAACTGGATGGGTAGTAAAGTTGTAAAGAGGATAAAATATGGGTGTTGTTGAGTTTAGAAGCTCAGCAACACCCTTATATAAGAGGCAATATATGAAATATAAACCAATAAAAATAAAATGTGAAATATGTGGTAAAAAATGTAGTGGTTTGATTGGTTTATATTCACATATAAGTCAAGCTAAAAATCACATCACGGTAGAAGAATATAAAAATAAATATTCAATCGATAAATATATAAAAGAGCAAATGAAAATTATATTTTATCAAAACATCAAAATCATTGATAATGGTTGTTGGTTATGGACCGGTGATATTGATAAGGATGGGTATGGTGTAATATATGCATTCTCTTATAGAACAAAAGCACATAGATTTAGTTATGAATTATTCAATAATATAATAAAAAATAATTTATGTGTTTGTCACTCTTGTGATACACCTGGGTGTGTGAATCCAAAACATCTTTGGTTAGGAACATCACCCGAAAACACACAAGATTCTATCAATAAAGGTAGACGTAACTTTATGTTTGGTGAAACTAATCCATCAAAAAGAACTGAAGTCAGAGAAAAAATTAGTAAATCATTGAAAGGTAAAGCAAGACCATCTATGATAGGTAATAAAAACAACAAACTAATGTATGGTGATGATAATCCGATGAAAAACCCTGATGTAGTAAAAAAGTGTTTTGAGTCAAGAAGGAGAAACAATGACTCGTAATAATTATACAGCAAAAGACATTCAAGTATTAGAAGAAATAGAACACATACGACTTAATGCTGGAATGTACGTAGGAACAACTGAAACTCCAACACATTTAATTGAAGAAGCTCTTGATAACGCTCTTGATGAAGCTCTAGCTGGTCATGCAAAAATTATTGCTGTCATGATTGACACTAAAGAAAATAGATTTGCAGTTCTTGACGATGGACGAGGGATTCCACTCGAAGACAATACACCAATAACTATTTCATCAAAATTATTTTCAGGTGGAAAATTTCAAGATCGAAAAACAGCGTATGAAATTTCAAGTGGACTTCATGGTGTGGGGTTAATTGTTGTTAATGCATTAAGCAGCGAATATAAAATTGAAGTATGTAGAGATAATAAATTTGCTACATATAACTTTCAAAATACAAAGCTACGAAACAAAAAGATAATTAAACATGAAGGTTCAAGACCATTCGCAACCAAAATAGAATTTGTTCCAGATAAAAAATTCTTTGAAACACTTACGCCTAATCTAAATCGAATTAGGCAACGTCTAACAGCAGCTTCAGCAGAAATGCCAGATGATATTAGTTTCGTCTTATATATCGATGGAGAAAAAGAAATATTTAAATTAACCGCATTAGAATACTTTAAACAGAATTGTTTAACAGGTCAAGATGAGGTTGAAATATATCCAATTGAAGTACAAAGAGGACCAGAAAAGTTCAATGTCCTTTTTACATATGAACAAAATGGAAGAATGACACCGAAACATATTTCTTCCGTAAATTTATTGCCAGTGACTGATGGCGGAGTTCATTACAATTGTTTTCTTGATCAACTTAAAGATTTTTTTAGGTTAAAGGCCAAGAAAAATGGTTTCGAATTTCAGTTACAAGATGTTCTTATTGGTTTGAGAGTTTACATGAGTTTGAATTTACGCGAACCAAAATTCTCAGGTCAAACAAAGGATCGATTAATTAACATCAAATCAGATATCGAAGCGTTTACAAATCAAATGAAACCGCAGATTGAAAAGATATTTGAAACAGGCGATAGATTAGATGTTCTCCTAAACCGATTTCAAGATTATCGAAAGAAATTGGATTCACGAAAATTAGTAAAAAATGGAAGTGGTGGGAAACGTGCGTCGACTAAATTCACAAAACTAAGAGATTGTACTCGAAGGGATGGCGAATTATATATAGTTGAAGGTGATTCAGCAGGCGGATCAATCATTCAATCAAGGAATGCAAAGATTCATGCAGTATTACCATTGCGAGGAAAATCAATTCCAAATGCAACAACAAAGAAAAATATATTAGAAAACAAAGAAGTAAAAGAATTGATTATGGCAATTGGTGCAGGTTATGGTCCACATTTTGATATTGAAAAAGTTCGATATCAGAAAATCATATGTGCAACTGATGCCGATCATGACGGAAGTCATATTGCTTGTTTGGTTTCAATGGCAATGGCAGTTCTTCTTCCTGAAATTGTGAAAACAGGTTTATATTATATTGCACAAACTCCATTATATGCGATTAATGAAAAGAAAACATTTAAACCATTGTGGAGTGAAGATGAACTTGATAAAGCAAGAGAAGCAGGAAAGCAAATCACACGATTCAAAGGACTTGGTGAATTGTCACCACATCAATTGAAAATATGTTTGTTGGATGAAGAAACAAGACATCTGACTCCAGTAACATATAGTGAAAATATTGAACAGCTTGAATGTTTATTTTCAAGTGCAGCAGAGAAAAGAAAGTTAGTAGGAGGTTAACCTATGTCTGATATTGAAGATATAGAAAAAAGATTTTTAGAAATTTCTGGTTTAAAATGTGATTTAAGTAAATTTCCGCTCAAACCAGATGATATAAAAAATAACATCAAAATCAATAAAGATAAAAGCAATCAATTTGGTGAAGTATTTACACCATTATGGTTAGTAGATAAAATGATTCTCAAATCAGGGATTGAAAAATTACAAGAATCTAAATCAACATTAGATTTATGTGCCGGTTGGGGTCAGTTCACAATACGAATGATTCGTGCATTAGCTAATTATGATAAAGACTTTGATGTATATAAATGGTTAAAAGAAAATCATACTTTTATTGAATTACAACCAGAATCGGCATATAAGCTATTAAAGATTTTTGGAATTGATATAAATCTATTCATTGGGGATGCTTTAAAAATTAGAGAAGTTACAAAATGGGATGGCATTTATATCTATAAAGATTATTGGAAAGAAGTCCCATTTGAATGGTTAAGTGAATATATAAATTATAATGAAAACGAATTCGTTGAAAGGATAACTAAAGACTTCTTAACTGAGAAAGAAAGTGGTGTTTTAGTTATGTGACATAACAATGCTAAGTAAAGAACATAGAAATTTATTAAGAACTGAAATTGGAAGAAAATTTCTAATTGATAAAACATTAGAAGCAGTTCCGAAAGATAAGAACTGGCAAAATTTTCACACCCCATATGATTTATGTGAAAAAATGATTTCAAAGACCGATGTTTCAAATAAAAGTATTCTTGTATTATTTAATATAGAATTTATAGAAACATTGATTTATAAATTTGGGGTTAGTAGTAAAAGTATTTTATTTATAGCAGATTGTAGAATAGAATCTGAAATGGCTGCAAAAATATATAAAGTAGATAATATCATCGTTAATGATATTGATGAACTACAGGAGGTATTAAAAGGTATGAAGAAATTTGATTTATGTTTCAGTAATCCTCCATATACTGGAAGTTCGGATGTTGATATTATAAAATCTATACTACCAATATGTACAGAAATAATAGTAGTTCATCCAGCTGCATGGTTACTTGATAATAAATGTCTGAAAAAATCATATTTTACAAAATATAGAGAAGAAATTAAAAATTATTGTGAAAGTGCATATATTTTTGATGGTAATGCTGCATTTAATATAACTGGCCCATGTAGTCCTTTTACAATTTTTAAAATTAATAAAGGGCATAATAAAAAAATTTCAGTTAATTATTTTGATGAACAACAGTTTGATGTTGATTCTGTATATGATATTACGGTATTTGGCAATGATTGGATATCAATTGTAAAACCATTTTTTAATGTTATTAATGATTATTTAAATAATAATAATAATATTTGGGATTGGGAACATAGAATAATAAAAACGATTCACGAAAATAAATATTATTGTCAATTTAGGTCACAAGAGCCTGGGTCTCCTGATAAAAGTGGTAGGTATATGTATGGAAAAGATTTTTATAGTATAATTCAAAAAAATACATTATCTGAAAGATATAAAATAAATTATGACGATATCGATCTAACCGATAAAAGAATTAAATTTTGGTTTAATACAGAAATTGAAAGAAATAATTTTATAGAATATTTAAAAACGAATTTTGTTAGATTTTGTATTTCAATCTTCAAAACTAATGAAAATCTACATAGACGAGAGTTATGCTTAATTCCAGTTATGGACTTTGCCCAAGAATGGACTGATGAAAAACTATATGAATTTTTTAATATACCTCAAGAAACTATAGATTATATCACAAACTTTTTTCCTGATGATATATATGGTTTAAGGAATAGAACATGACTTATAATTCATTCGATGAATTTATAAACACATTAAGAAATCATCAAAAAACAGCTTTTGATGAAATACAAAAATACCCAATTGGACAAGTGTTTATTCCAACTGGCACAGGAAAAACATGGATTCAAAAAGCTGTTCATGTAAATGATATGATTATAAAATCCAGTGAAAATAAAACTGGTGTATATGTAATTGGTGCACATAGATTATTATTATGTGAACAATTATTAGATGAAATAGTTGAATTAGCAAATAATTTTGATATTAAATTTAGAATATTGTTTGTCGGGACGTTGGATTATAATCCAAAAATATCAAATGAAAGTATGGCTTCTACTAACGAAAAAGTTATTAATACATTCATTCAAAGTAGTATCGAAGATAATTATCATACAATCATATCTGCAACGTATCATAGTTTTGATCTTTTAACCAAAATACCAATTGATATTTGTACTTTTGATGAAGCTCATAATACAGTTAGTAATGATAGTGATCCAAAGATGTTTAGAAGGAATATTGAATTAGTAAAACCATTTATAAACCGTCAATATTTCTTTACAGCAACACCCAAAGCTATTGGTAAAACAGGTGGTCAGAGAGATGAACAATTTTATGGACCGATTTTATATAGTTTAAGTCCAAAGGAAGCAGTTGAAAGACTTGAAATTGTTCAACCAAAAATCCATACAGTTGATATAGATGGTTATTTTGATGAGAATGATGTTGTTCATAATAACAAATTATTTATAAAAACCATAAAAGAAACATTTACTGAACATGAAAAAGTTTTAAATAATATTGCAGCAAAACTTTTGGTAACTGGAAAAAATTTAGATCAAATACATCCTATATATAATGATTTAGGTTTTCAAGAATGGTGCAAATTAAATAATATTACATGTTTTCTATTTTCTTCAAGATTAGAAGAAAAATGTATAGTTGATTTTGATCCTTCTATTAAATACAAAGAAAAATTAGAACAATTAAAACTTGATTTAAATCAAAGAGCGATCTTTTTTCATTTTGATATTTTATCAGAAGGAATAGATATTCCAAATATGACTGGATGTCTTTTCTTTAGAAAACTAGAAACCAATGAAATTAAATTTATTCAAAACATTGGTAGATGTTCTAGGTTAATTATAGAAGATAGACAAAAAATATATAACAACGAAATATCTTCTATCGATGATATAAAAATGATAAAACCAGAATCATGGATTATTATACCATTATATTCAGCAAATGAATCAACAAGAAGATATAAAAACATCTTAAGAAAATTAAGAGATACATATAATGTTCCATTCATTGATGTATTGATGAGCAGAAATGTTATTGGCAGTGAAGAAAAAGAAATACATTCAATAAATACATCAAATATAGAAGAATGTGATCAAAAAGATTTTTCTCTTAAACATGATTTCGAAGCAACCATGATTCAATTATTATTGGAAGAACTACAAATTCAATTAGATCAATCAGATGATAAAGAAGAATTATTATCTGAATGGATTGATGAATCATATGGTGAAGCTGGTTTTGCATATGATCAACAACTTCTTCTTGAAGGTGCAAGAAAAGAAATAGAAACAAATATCTATGAAAGAAATAAACATGCTAGACAAAAATGTTTAGATCATCATGGTTATTCATGTAAAATGTGTGGCAAAGAACTAGGAAAAATATATGGTCGAACAGCAGAATATGTTATTGAAGTTCATCATATTGTTCCATTATCACAAATTGGTAAACAATATATAGTTGATCCAATAAAAGATCTAATTCCAATTTGCCCTGATTGTCATACAATTACCCACATGAAAACACCATGTTATACAATTGAAGAAATAAAAGAATTGTTAAAAAATAGGAGTCTAAATGAAAAGAAAAACGATAACAGTTGATTGTCCATCTTGTCAGTATATGAAAGTCGGTGAAGATGGAAATTGCACATGCTCATGGGGAGCCGGAAAACCCAAAAGATTATTGGAGCAAAAAGGAAAAAAGAAATTAAACTGTAAACTGAAGAGGTGATGTCATGCCTTATATTAAAAACGAAGACAAGCATGAAATGTCTGATGCTATCAATGATCTAAAAATGTTTATTGAAAGCAAAGGCGATTTGAATTACGCAATATGTGAACTTGTCGGTCGATTGATAGATGATGATACATTATCATATACAAAAATATCTGAATGGATTGATGGAGTTCATGATGCTGAATGTGAATTACGGAGACGAATATTAACTCCATATGAGGTTAGTAAGATGGTGCAAAACGGAGATGTTCCTAGTTTTGAATCTATACTTAACCGGATTATAGAGCAAAATAAATAATGGGATCTAGAGCAGATTTCTACATTGGCATGAATAATCCAAAATGGATTGGTAGTATTAGTAGAAATGGACATCCATGGAATATTCCATGCAGATTATTGATACAAAACAATATCGTTATGTACGAAGAAATTGTTATTGACTTTTTAGCAAATAATAATGGGTTTATTAAATCAATAGGCAATTCGTGGCCATGGCCATGGGAAAACAGTAAATTAACTAACTATTCATATTTCTTTAAAAGAAGTCATAATATGGTTTATGCATATTCAATGGTAGATAAAACAGTATTCAATCCATTGAAAATTATGCAGGGCGAAGACATGAAAACCGCCCATGTTCACATAGCGATAAATTTTCCATTAATGGGAGTGGGTTATGGACCAAACGTTACCAAGACTGTATAAGGATTACGGGGAGTATTCAAATTATCGGAATTTTCCCTTAGACCTTGACGGTCTTAAACCTGTAGAACGAAGAGTATTATTATCAGCTTACAAAATTGCGAGAGCTAAATATGTAAAATCACGGCAAGTTGATTCATATACAACTGGACACTATCACCCACATGGAGAATGTTACGGGACGATTGTTCAATTAGTTCGTCAAGGGTTTTTGATTGGTCAAGGTAATTTCGGATCTAATGTTGGTGTTGAACCAACCGGTCCAGCAGCACCAAGATATACAGAATGCAAAATTGATCCACGAACATTGGAATTAGCATTTAAGTATATTAAATACTGTCCTGAAGTCCCAACTGAATTAGGTGACAAGGAACCAGTATTTTTACCAACAATGATACCGATATGTTTATTAGGAAATGATTATACTCAAGGCATTGGATTTGGTTATAAAACATTCATACCATGTTTTTCATATACTTCATTAAAAAATAGACTTATGTGGTTATTGGGTCATAGAAAAACTGAACCTGTTCCTGTTCCTAATTCGGATTGTACAGTAACAGCTTCACCTTCTGACCTGAAAAAACTATTAACAACAGGAAAAAATAAAATAGATGTTGAAGGGATTATCGAAGAAAATCCCAAATTAAATAAAGTTATATTAAAATCATGGCCGCCCGGTAAAAGATTTGAAACGATTCTAAATAAGTTTTCTGCGGAATTGGATTCGGGTATGATTGGTTTTACAGATCTATCATCATTTGAAACAGAAATTGTTTTTCAGGTGTTGAGAGAAAGAAGTCGCGATAAAATATATCAAGATTTTGTAGCAAAGTTGAAAGATGTAATTAAAGGAACGATATCATTTGAAACAACGGTAGTTGATAGTAACAGGAAAGTTGTTGTTAAATCAGTCGATGATCTTCTTTTGGACACATACAAAATGTTCGCTGGAATGAATGAGACAATGCTTAATGAAGAAGTCAGAAGAACTGATGATCAAATTGCAGAATATAATTTACTCGATATAGTAAGACCTGTACTAGCATCATGTATCAAAGATGGGTTTGATATGGAAATGACATTTACATTTATTAAAGATGCAATAGAAAAAATTGACCTTGATGCAGTAAAAGAGTTAGTAAATAAATATAAAATCAGCAAACTATTAACTTTAGATACTGATACACAAGAATTAGTTGATAAAAAACAACAGTTTACCCAAACGCTAGCAGAGTTGGACAAATTTTTAGTAGAACAATATTCAATGTTTAAATAAGGGAGACTATATGTATAGAATATCAAAAGAGTTCAGTTTTTCAATGGGGCATAGACTCAGCTGCCATCAAGGATTATGTAAAAATTTACATGGCCACAACTATTCAGTTGTTATAACATTGAAAAGTGAACATTTAAATCCAAATGGAATGGTGATGGATTTCGGAGACTTGAAAGCAATAGCAGAAAATCACTTCAAACAATTTGATCATGCTACAATGATCAATAGAAGCGATGTAGATAGATTTATGAAATTGCAGCAAGAAATGCCATTCTTAAAAATTGTTGTAGTTGAATATGAACCAACCGCAGAAAACATGGCGAGGGAAATATTCAATTATTTCAAAGGAGAAGTAGCAAAATATGAAGGTAACATAGAAGTAGATCAAGTTAGTATATATGAGACGGATTCGTCTCAAGCAACATATTCCGAAGATTAAGAGGATGAACAGATGGTCGATGTTATTAAAAGATCTGGGTTACTCATTCCAAGGACAAATGAAAATACACAATGGTATGTTGACATAAAAGAAAAATTAACAAGAACTCAACAATCATATCAAACGTCAGCAATTGAAATTCAAAAGTTTTATATTGAATCTGAAAAGTTCATATTGGTGCCGCGGTATTTTCCCTTGGATGAATATGCAACAGTTGAAAATGTTAAAAATATTATGCATGATGGTGAAGATATTGATATTGAACATAACATTACACCCAGAAGTGAAACACAAAAGTTAGCAATTGAATATATGACTAATAACGATAAAGGGACAATACAATTAGCTCCAGGTGTCGGGAAAACAGTCATATCAATTTATGTTATTTGTGAGAGAAAAAAGAAAACTATAATTCTCGTACATCGTGACGCATTAGCCGAACAATGGCAAGAACGGTTTTTACAATTTACAAACTGTAATAAAGAAGATATTGCACGTTTATCATCTGCAAAATTTGAAGATGAACTTAAAAAACCGATTATAATCGGCACGGTACAAACTTTCATATCTCTATTAAAGAGAAAACGAGAAGAGTTTTTAACGGCATTGAACGAGGCGAACGTTGGAGTATTCATTGGCGATGAAGTCCATACAACTGTGGGTGCTCCAACATTCTCGGAATGTTCAATACATATTCCATCAAAAGTAACATTTGGTTTAAGTGCAACTCCATATCGGTATGATGGAAATGGTGATATTATTGAATATCATTTAGGACCGATTTTTGAAGACACTGATACCGAAGGTACAATGCCTGCAAAAGTAACAGTATTATTATTAGATTATGAAATAAATACACCGCGCAGAGGGCGTTATTTAAGGTGGGAGGGACGTTTTCAGAGAGCGAGGTATCTCAATCTAATGAAGAAATCAAAACCTTACAGAGACAGTCTGAGGGGGTTGATTGCCAAATTAGGAGTTGAGCGCAATCTAATATGTATGGTAGAAAGAGTCAAACTAATTGATGAACATTATGATGAAACTCAATTTAGAAGTAAATCAAAATTTTGTGGAACAGCAAAAGCTGATACATTAGAAAAACGTATATCATTCACGACACCAGGTAAATGTCGAGATGGTATTGATGTGCCATGGAAAGATTGTATTATAATGACATCTCCAATTAAAAATATAGATCAATTATCGGGACGAGTGACTCGAATAGCTCCAGATAAAAAAACACCAATCATTATTGATATGGTTGATTATGGTTGTCCTGAGATAGCAAATACATTTTATAGTCGTCGAGAATTTTACAATAAAAAAGAATGGCCAGTACAATATATCTTTTGTACAAATAATGGCATGAAAATAGTCGATAATCAAGTTGCAATGGACATAATATCAGGGAGATAATTATGACAACAGGCAAAGAACTAATACAAATTTTGTTAGAACATGATCATTTATTAAATTGTGATATTATGACTGATGGCGGAGAACCATGGAGACATATTGATATTGATGTTGGTAACAAAATAGCTGTGATATCTGCTAAAACAAAAGTTAAAATCAAATGTCCATTTATCAACAATTTAGCAATTAATTCTGAAGTTGAATGTGTATATCTTCTTAATACAGGGAAGTGTGATGACATTGAAATATGTCCTGGTTGTGGAGATGCATGGTGTACAGAAAAAATTCAAACTTCGATATTAAGTGATTAAAATGAAAATAAAATCAGATTTTGTAACAAATAGCAGTTCAACTGCATATATTATTTATAACAAGACGAGTGATGTTAAAACACTTGTTGATTTTGTAAAAGAGAATCCCCACATTGTTGAAGAGTATTTAGTAGAATATGATTGGAATATTACTGATAAATTTAATCAACAAGCAATGATTGAATCTGCCGAAAAAAATAATGCATTATTAAGACCAGGAGAAAATTATATTTCATTTGGGGATGAAGATGGAACAATAATCGGCCAAGTTTATGATTACATGTTAAGAGAAGGTGGAGAATCAGATTCATTTACTTGGAAATTTGAAGAATATTTGAGGTAAAAAATGAAAAAGAATAAAGGGTTTACATTAATTGAATTAATGATGGTAATTGTAATAATCGCAATTTTGGCTGGATTGATCGTTCCTCATCTTAGTAAACTGCTTAGAGAAAAAGCTGCTAATAGCACTCCTCCTGCAATTGAGATACAAGTAGAAGAACACCCCAACCCCATGCAGCAAATTGAAATACAAAAAGATCCTGTATCAAAATCGTTATAACTGGAGTATAATATGAAATTTGGATATACAGCAGACATACATTTGTCTAGATATGGACAAGATAAAGTAGAGGACGAAAGTAATCTACCAGAGCGATTGCATAGTATTAAAATATCATTAGATTCGATGGCACAACATTTAGTTGATAACAATATTCGAGTTATGATTTTTGGTGGAGATTTACTTCATGGTAAATCTATTATATATGCAATCGCTCAAGACTTAATGATTGATTTCTTTAATCATTGGTCGGATGATTTAAAATTTTATGTCATTGATGGTAATCATGATTTAAGTGGTAAAGGTCATAAAGTTGTTTCGGCATTAAAACCATTACGGAATTTGCCTGGAGTGACGTGGGTACCATTCAATGAAACATTACAAATTCGTGATATTTTAATGGTTCCATATGGACCAGATATGATTGATGTTATTAAGAAAAATAATGCAAGAACATTGATTTCTCATTTTGGATTGAGTGAAGGTATGTTGAATTCAGGAATAAGTATAGTTTCTGATATTTCAATGAAAGACTTAGAAGGAAAATATGAACTTGTATTATTGGGGCATTATCATAAACCACAAGAAATAATTAGACCTTCAATAAAACTATATTATGTAGGAAGTCCAATTCAATTGGATTGGGGGGAGAAAGATGATGATAAAAGATTTCTTATTGTGGATTCAGAAACACTTGAAGTCGAAAGCGTCCCCACCACGGGTTATAAAAAACACATCGAACTTGACATCACAAATTCAAATAAGGAAGAAGTTCTTCGACTCGCTTCAGAAGCAAAAGAAGAAGGACACTGGGTCAAAGTAGTAAAAAGAGAAACAGTTGATCTTGGTGGCGATAATGAATTTATGATTGTTGATAAATCTGAGCATGACATTACAAATAGAGGCATTACCAGTGGGATGAGTCATGCTGATAAGTTTAAAAAGTTTTTAGAAATAAAAGAAATCGCTGAAAATGATCATGAAGCATATTTGAAAAAAGCTCTTGATCTAGTCGATAGATGCGAGGGTTAATATGAGAAATATAACATTTCATGAAGTAGGTATGGAGAATTTTGGACCATATATCGAACCCATGGTTTTGCCATTCACTAATAATCATTTAACATTGATAACAGGACCAAATGGTATCGGTAAAACAATGTCGCTTGAAGCATTGCCATTTACTCTATTTGGAGAGACATGTAAAAAAGTAAAAGGCGATGATGTTGTAAATAATAGAACTGGCAAAAATTGTCATACATGGACAAAATTTACAATCAATGATGATACATATCAAATAGATAGATATCATAAATATACGAAAATAGGAACCACTGTAACCATTTGTAAGAATGGAGAAGAACCATATAAAAAGGGTCATAGAGAAGTAGTCCCTGAAGTCGAAAAATTAATTTGCTCAAAGAAATCATTTACAAATACATTGATGTTTGGGCAAAAAGTAAAAGACTTTTTCACCGATCTCATTGACTCTGATAAAAAAGAAATATTCAGAAAAATATTGGATTTGGACATTTATACAAAATGGTACAAACAAGCTGATCTTGATCTCAAGGCAATTAAAGAAAGCATTCAAGAAGCATTGAAAAAGATTGGAGTTGATCAAGGAGTTTTATCGGTTGTAGAAAATCAGATCGATGTAGTGAATCAACAAATCAAACGTTTTGAAGATGATAAAAAAGAAAAAATTGCAACTGAAAAGAAAGCTCTTGAAGATTCGCAAAGACTTCTTGACGGTTGGCAAAAAGATTTAGATAAACTTGTTGATACTGGTGCCGACATTGAAAAGTTAAATAAACAAATTCAAGATGTTGAAAAACAGAAAAGTCATCATATAAATGAAAAAGAAACAACAGTTTTGCAATTAATGAACAGTCGTGATGCAAAAGTATCAGAAATGCAAACGGCTGCCGATAAAGCAAAGCAAAACATTATTTCAGAACAACGAAGCAAATATGATACATTCTTATCTGGTCATCAAAAAGAAATAGAAAAAATTGATGATGAAATAAGTACTATTAAACAAGAGAAATCTAATATTGCATCTGAATTATCTTCTATTGAAACTGAAAAAAGAATCATTCAAACTAACATTGATAAATTAAATAATAGTCTTGAATTAGATGAAGGTTCATGCCCAACATGCCTTCGAGAAATTGATGACGCATGTAGAAAGCATTTAGAAGATGAGTCAATGAAGTTAGTTAATGCATATTATGCATTAGAGAAAAAAGAAAAAACATTACAAGATCAAAACACTAAAACGTTTGAAGCTTTAAAAGAAGCTGAAACGAAAAAGACACAACAGCATAATTCATTTCAAACTATAACATCAGATTTAAAAACTGAAGAAAATATAAAAATAGCTGAAATTGATGATAAATTGAATTCAACATTTGACACGATTAAAGAGTTGGCTGATAAACAAGCAGAAAAAATTGAAGCAGATTACGTTGAATACATTGATAACTTATCAAAGAAATTAGCTGAATTGTATGAAATGAAAGATGTTGTAACAGATACAAATGAAAAAAGAGTTGAAATTGAAAATATGATTAATAGTCTGCAACAAAATATTGCTGGGCATGAAATGAAACTCAAAATTGCAGAGGAAGAAGAATATGATAAAAGTCAATTGACTGAATATCAAGTTAAAAAACAAGAGCTTGAAACAGCCATTGCAATTTCAAATACTACTCTTACTGAATTAAAAAATGAAGAACAATTAGCATTATTCTGGAAAACCGCATGGTCACCAACTGGAATTCCTTCGATGTTAATTGATGAAGCAATACCATTTATGAATGAAAAGGTCACCGAGTATCTTGACCTATTATCAAATGGAAGATATATTGTTTCTTTCGATACATTAGCTGCAACAAAAGCAGGTGAGTTCAGAGATAAAATTTCAGTTAATGTTCTTGATACATACACAAGAGCAAATTCAAGAATGCAACTATCAGGTGGTCAAACGAGACTTGTTGATATTGCAACTATATTAACACTCGGAGATTTACAATCAAGCGTTCAAGATGTTAAAATAAATATATTATTATTCGATGAAATCTTTGATAGTCTCGATGAAGAAAATATCGGGTTTGTTTCAAAAATACTATCACAATTAAAAATCGACAAATCAATTTATTTGATATCACATACACAAGTTGAACAACTAGAAGCGGACGAAACACTGGAATTCAAATGAAAATAAAAAGCGATTTTGTTACAAATAGTTCATCAACTGCTTATATAATTTGTGTACCTAATGAGTTCATTCCTAGTGAAGAAGATATACTACCTGAAATTAAAACTCTAAATGAAGAATATGAAGGGTTTGAACTACAAATGAAAACCAGTGAAGCTATACAACATATACAAAATTTATTTGAAGATTTGAAGTTTGGAGAAACTTTAGATTGTTATGAATATGATGATTTTAAACCAGTGCCTTTTGGTGTTGTTTTAAATATATGTGAAAAATATAATTTCGTTCTAACTGGTTTTGAAATACATTTAGATGGACAACATATTTTACATGGACTCCAGCAAGAATTAATAGATAAATGGGTCATTGATACAAAATTAAAAGACATAACAATTGAGGTAATTAATGAACAAAATAAGGATTGTAAATTGGCTATTAACAAGGAGATGTAATTTAAAATGTGATTATTGTGCAATAGTTAAAAATTATGATGGCAAACCAGAAGAATATCCTGATATGGATCATTATATAAAAAATGAAATGACAACCGAACAAGTTCTTTCGGGGCTGGCAACAATCAAATTACATAACCCAGATGCATTTCACATCTTTTATGGCGGTGAGCCGATGTTGAGGAAAGATTTGTCAACCATTATAAATTATTGTAATGATGAGGATATTCATTATACAATAATCTCAAACAATTCACCTGAAGTTATACCCTTAATTAAAAAATTAGTAAAAGAAACTAATGGAAAAATTAAAGGGTTTACCGCATCAGTTGATCCTGTAATATTTACAGAATCAAATGAATTAGATGATAAAGAAAAAGACCGAGTTATGAAGAGTCTGGCTGGGTTTGAAAATTTAAAAGAGATGAAAAAATATTGCGATGATGTTGTTGCAGAAATAACAGTTATGAAACATAATCAACAATATTTATCCACATTGGTTGAAGTATTAACTACTGTTGGAATCAATAGCGATATAACATTTATTGATATTGCGAAAACGCCTTATTATGATTTTTCAAATATTTCAGATGAGGATTTGCTTGTTGAAAATTCACCCGAGCTAGCTGAACAATTTCAATCAATTTCAGATGGCGATTTAGATGTTCATATGAAACGAACATTGCTACCTGAAATATGGAATATTCTTCCATCTAATATGGATTGTGGAATAGATAAAAGTCTTCATAATATATCAATTGATGCAGATGGCAGTATTCGTTTGTGTTTAAGAATACGAGGCACATTATCTCCATCATTAGTTCCATCAATAGATTCATTGTTCACAAAAGATTATAAAGTACATCCAGTTGCACATTCAATCATAAGCTCAGACAAAAAGAAGCATTGTAAATTATGCAATCATACTTGTCAATTAATGAGCAAAATTATAGATGATAATAATTTAAGTCCTGATGATCTAGTACATCTGGACCGGAGGTAATTATGGCAGATTTTGATCCAACTGTTATTCAAAACGCAATTCAGTTTTGGCACAAAGTCAATACAGAAGATCAAGTAAGAATTAAATTTACAAAGAAAGATGGCACTACACGATTTATGGTATGTACGTTGAACTTTAAAAAAATACCAGCGATTGACCATCCGAAAAATGTAAACATGCCAAAGATTTTAAAGTTAATGCAAAATAGTGGCATATTACATGTTTATGATCTTGAAAAAAAGGGATGGCGATCAGTCCCATTTAACTCAGTTGAATATTTAGAAGCTGGAGATAAAATGTATAAAATTCAACCAATAAAACGGATGGGGGATAAATGACGAAAGAAACAACCTTAGATAAAATATTGAAAGAGATTCCTTCATCTGATATGACTCAACAGATAAGAGAGTTTTGTGATGTCATAATGAAGGAAGAAATGTCAAGGATGCCAAATATTGAATATGCTCCGAAGGGGCCAAATAAATTTGCAATCCTTGAAGTAAATGGTTTGTTAAAAAGAGAGATTGGATTTATAACTCTTGAACGTGAAAGTGAAGAAGATTATATTGGAGTTTATTGGACGTTTAGATTGGATAAAAAAGATAAACCTCCTAGAAAAAATAAAGTTCATAAAATCGAAGGCAATAGTGCAAAGAAGATATTATATCAATTTGCGAAACTTGTAAAATTTTATCGCGGAGAATGAAATGACTGAATCAAAGGATTTGCAATTAGAATTAGAAGAAATAAGGTTAAATAAATATTACTGTACACGGTCTGTTTCAAAATTTCCTGATGGAGAAAATGGAGATTCAACACCAATCCTTAATAGAAATACAATTAGAACACCCGAATTGATGAACAAGATCCAAAAGTATCATTCAATGTTAAAAACTGATTATCAAGTGGATCATCTATTTCCACCGAATTGTCGATATTATGAAAAACATCCAGAAGGGTTTTTCGTTGTAATTGAAGAACCCCCGGCATTTAGGACAATTAGTATTGACAAAGATTTATCAAGTGAAATTCAATCATTAAAAAGTTCAGGTCATTGGGAAGAATATGGTTATGAAAACTGGCAAAAAGAAAATCATGGACCCCCATATCAGTTTACATTAGCATTACCATACACTGTATTTTGTTTAGCATTTACAGAATCATATGATCATTTGGGTGGTCAGGTATTTTTTAGAACACAACAGATCACAGGATTTAGTGATATTCTTCTAAAAGCGCCATTTTTAAATATAAGTGATAGTCATAATATTTGTTTTGGTAATAAGATACATCACGGTCCAAAAAGAAGTATATACGCAGATGTAAACCATGCAATATCAACATTCTGGTCAACAATATTCAATACAGATTATCTTTATAATTATGTTGCATATCAAAACATACCTCTATTATGTGACTATTTTACATGGCAATATCATTCTAATATTGATCCAATGTTTATTTATAGTGCTGATTGGATCAAGGAAAAAGATATAACCATCGGTACACAAATTGATCGGATGAAAGCTTGGTTAAGCGAAAGATCATGCCATGACCATAAACAGTTCGAATATCGTACATTAAAAGATCTTTTTCAACAATCAAGTGAAAAAGGTCGTGCGAAGGTTCCTGGCGTTAAAGGTCTTACGGAACCATTGTTGTTTGATATTTCAAATTCAATGAAACTTGGCGAAAATGTATATGTTTCAGTTGGTGATTCATTTAAAAATAATTACGATCAGATGATATATGTTGATTCTTATATGGGTTTTAGAAAAAGTCCAAGACCGTTATATATTAGTCTTGAACGTCACGATGGTAGGATATTTAAATGGAAATTAACCAAAAAAGTTTGCGAATATATAGCAGAAAAGATTAAAGCCGAGCGTCATCTATCAGAAGCAACATTACCCAACGGTTTGGTAATAAAAAGTGGTGATATTCTGGAAATGAAAAATGCTTATGGCCAGAATATTTATCGTAAAATATTTTATATAAGATATTCTAGAACTGGTGAGGTTGAAGCACGAGTTGGTGCCGAATATTATATTGTCAATAATATCGAGAAAGATACACAAATTTTTGATGTATCTAACCCAAAATATTTTGACATGACATTATCTAAAGATGAACAATATTATATAATCAAAAGAGATCATTTTGACGCAAATCATATAATTAAAGCAGCGTCATGTAATTTCGATAGCATAGATACTGGGCGCGATAGCGGCGGTTTAGTAATGAAGTTTAGAGAAAACAGAGGACTTGACCAAGGTCATCGATACAATATACCGATAGGATCAAACGAAAATACTTTCAGAAAAATTTATCCAATGGATAATTTGAAAACATTACCAGAAATATTTACAGTTGGTCGTCGTTTGATGTATATATATAGAGAGACGGAAACTGGAAGTATTGTCGAGAAAGAACCAACCGTTATCCCGAATTTGGGGATTGTAATAGAGTATGCTTGCTCTATCAGAAAGGCAGCTTCCGACCAAATTGTCAAACATAATTTTATTCAGGATGATCGTTTTGCTCTTGAAAGTTGGAATCATGTATATGATTTTGAAATTGGCGATAAAGTCGTTGTAGCAAATTGGGAAAACCCAATTGACATGCTAACGGTTAAACAAATTCAAGGATTTGTTGAAGATAAAAATACCGGCGATATCAGTTTTACTTTAGTTGATAAAAACGAAAACGTTACTAGTTATAAATATATCGACGGTGCAAAGAGACTTGCGAGACTTGGTTCTGTTAGAAAAATTACTAATGTGTGGGGAGAATTAACTTCCGGCATGAAAATTGTTGCAAATCAAGCCAGAATTAGTATGTTTCCGAAAAAGGATACCAATATAATTATTGGTTTTCTCTATGACACTGGTGGTGAAGAACCTTTAGTATTATGCTCAAATGCTAATACTTTATGGTATAGCGATGTTATTAATAATTTCGATATAATAAAAATGGACGACGAAGCATGGAAAACCAAACAGCATGCTTCAATTAACCCATCAAAAATGAGATATCAATCTGGAGATATACTTCAAGGTCAGCATTACTATAAAAATGATATAGGCTACTTAGTATACATACCTAGAGATCAACGAACAGTTAGAGCTTCAAGCTTAGCTTATTATCAGTCGTATGACGATAATTTTGTTTTTGATAAATCATTTACCGAAGATGTTATGTTTGATATCTTCCCTAACCCGAGATTGACAGTGACACAAGAAAACAAACTTGGTCTTGTAAATGTATTCCCTAATTTTCATGGAATGTTTACAAAAACTGACGAGTCTCACTCACCATACAAAGTTGCGAATGACAGAAGGAGTATATTAAATGATGTTTCCAGTGATAATTAATGATGGTACAGCAGAAATTCCGGATTCTGATATATATTATATTGTTGGTAAAGAAGGAGTTTTTCTAAAAAAGAAATTGGGTGTTATGGAAAGCATAGCCCCAGTCAAAAACATTTCAATATTAGAAAGCGTTCAATCAATGGCTAGGATGCATATCCGAAAAATTCCTGCAAAAAAGGCAAAGCAGATTCTAAACTTTTTCAAAGCCGTTTATGAAGAACATTATTCAGAAGCAATAGTACTTCTGTTTTACAATATGGAGAAACAACATTATAAAGTTGTCGTTCCCGTTCAGGAAGTTAGTGGTGGTGCTGCAGATTATAATAAAGCAATCACTATCGATGGATATGATATGATCGGTACAATTCACAGTCACGCTGGAATGTCAGCATTTCATTCCGGTACAGATGACGATGATGAAAAATCATTTGATGGACTTCATATTACATTTGGTAATATGCGAGATAAGGACATTAGCGTATCAGCGTCTATTGTTGCCAATGGTCATCGTATCATAGTAGACCCATCTGAATATATCAACAATATAGAAATGACAGTTGATATTGATGAAGAAGAAAAAGTCCCAATGGCACAAACATGGCGTTGGGACAAGGACCAGCATAAAATGGTTCAAGTTAAATCTGAGAAATTTTATACTAGACGTAAATTTGATCAACGATATCAGATTCACCTTGCAAAAGATCCAAAGTTTCCTGCTAATTGGATGGAACGTGTTACAAAGAAAACATATGTCAGTCAATATGCAGGCACTGGCTGGGCAGGTGGTTGGCAAGGTCATAACGCAGGTTATGATTCGGATTATTGGAAAGATTGGAAAGGTCATGGCGTTCAGGCTAATAAACCAGGCACAGTAACTCCAACTAAACAAAACAAAACTACGCCAGCAACAGTTCCGAATAAACCAACCGTTGTATCGAAGGAAACTCCATGCGATGCGTGTTCATTCAAACATCATAAAATTAATCTTAGCATTGAGAGGATGGATGACGAAACTAAAAAAGCTATATTAGCATGGGCGATTGAAAAACTAGAGGGTAATAATTATCAAGTTGTACCCGGAGAAGAAGTAGATGAAACTGGATTAACCCATTATCATTGCGCAGGCTGCCAGGAATACATTTCAGTTGATGAAAACACTGAAGGTAGTGCATGTTGTCCAAATTGTCAAACTGATGATTATCTAATTGAGGTTTCTTCTCAAGAAATCATGATGGAGGTTGGTGGTACATATGAAGAAGATGATTCGACTACCGGCAATATGATTAAATGTGAAGAATGTGGAAGTTCGTTTACCGAAGATTTTTTAAATGATGGTCATTGTCCTACATGTAATACTTTATTACCTGTAGAAGTTGATACTGAACTTGATGCATCTGATGACATTGTAATTTGTCCTGATTGTTTCAAAGAAAATGATCTGATGGAACTGGCGGTTGATAATAAATGCTTCTATTGTTCATGTGAGATTTCTCCATATGAAATCGCCGAATTATTGAGGCAACGAAACCGTGGTAGAGATCCATTGGAAAATCAAATGGATAATGATTCTGGCGCCTTTTTAGATCCAGAAAAAGAGGCAATCGAACGAATCGCACAAGATGATATAGAACGTATCCCAGTTCCTGATAGCGATTCAACGCCAATCACTAAAACTAAAACAGGAGTTTTTGCTTCAATATTTGAAAAAGCAAAAGCTTTAAGAAAAGGTTAATTATGGAAATAGTTGTTATTGGATTAGGTGGTGTTGGTTCTCTGTTATGTGAAAGAATGGCAAGATACTTAGCTTATTCATCAGGGACCAAAGCAAGCATGTTGTTAGTTGATGGTGACTCTTATGAAGCCAAAAACTTCGAAAGACAAGACTTCACCCAAATGGGCAACAAAGCTGAAGTAAAAGCTGCTGATTTAAAAATGCAGTTTTCAATGTTAAATGTAAGTTCATTCCCTGCCTTCGTGAATGAAACCAATCTTGCTCAAGTTATTAAAGAAGGTACTATTGTTTTTAGTTGTGTAGATAATCATAAAACCAGAATGATACTTTCAAACTATTGCAAAGAATTACAAAATGTTACATTGATTTCTGGTGGGAATGATCTCATTGATGGGAACGTACAGATTTATATAAGGCAAAATGGAAAAGATATTACTCCAGACCTTTGTGCGTATCATCCAGAGATTGCAAATCCCGATGATAAGTTACCCGAAGAGATGTCATGCGAAGAATTAGCAGCTTCAGAACCACAATTATACTTCGCTAATCTCGGTGTTGCAACCATTATGTGTTGGGCGTTTTATAACGCCATTGTCAAGGGCCAGCATGAAAAGTCAGAGATTTATTTTGATCTTACTCAAATGACTTCTATTGCTAAACAAAGAATCGTGAAAAACTAACCTGACTTTCAAAGTCAAAAACAAAAAAATGTGAAAAGGAATTAAAAATTATGGCACAGTACAAAAGAGAAACTTTAGAAGACAAAACCGTTCGTGATCTCCGTCAACTCGTAGTAAAATTGGGTATCCCTGGATTCACCAAGAAACCTAAAAGCGTTATCATTGACGCTATTATGGCCAAACATGGTGTTACCGGCGCGGCCGCATCAATTGCCGCAGATGGCCCAGCCGCTGCTAAACCTCTTGACGGAGTAGAAGCAACCTTCCAATCTTCAGTAACCAAACCTTCCCTGAAAAAAGGTGAACGTCTCAGCACAACACTTCAGGTATCCTGTGGTGCTTCTTCTGGTCGTTTTCCTGTTGCTGGAAGAACCGTTGCCGAAGTTGGGGATTTCCTTCGGGAAGTTCTTAATGTAGACAAACTTTCAACCGGTCTTGTAAACGGTAAAGAAGTTGATGGAAGCTATGTGCTTAAATCAGGCGATACTCTTGAATTCCTGAAACCAGCTGGGAAGAAAGGTTAATATCCTTTTAAATGAGGGGCTCCTTTGGGAGTCCCTCACCCACTGTTATAAATATGAAATGGAAAGGAGCATATCGTGTAAATGAATCGAATAGCTGTAATTGGACTAGGCACACTCGGCGGAGCCGTATGTAAAAATTTATCAACAATGGAATGTATAGAAGAACTGGTTCTTGTTGATTTTGATATTTTAGAAAGTCGTAATATTCATAATTCGGTATATCGCGCATCACAAATTGGAGATCGAAAAGTTGACGCTCTCACAGAAATTATCGAAGACGATATTGACATAATACCGATTCATGAAAAATATAAAGAAGGAAAAACAAATCTTCCTGAATGTGATTTAATTGTAGATTGTAGAGATGTTGTATGTAACAGAGGAAAAGAAATCGATGTTCGATTATACATAACAGGTAAAATTCTTATCATTGATTGTAGAAAAAACATTCGCACTCAACATATTTATAAAGGTTCATATAGAAGTCAATTGTCAAAAAGTGAGTTGAACAGTGCAGGTTTCTTTGCTTCGCAAATATTATGTAGCGATCAAATAACAAAAATGAAAGAACAAAATTTGGTTCAAAAAATTGATTTGAATTTATTACCAACACTAATAAATAACGAAATGACAGAAAAAAATAAAAATCGAATTGATATTGTTTATGATTCAGCAGTTGGTGATAGACTTCAATGTCTTGAAGAAAACATAGAACCAATACTTTGTTTAAGCAGGACAAAGGATATTGATGTTTTTATAGGCGAAAAACATTTTGATCCATTTAAAAAATTAAATAAGTTACCACAAGTTGCAAAAACAAAATACGCTGTAATCCCTCATAATTCTCTAAACAATTCAAATGATTTGATCAAAGCTTTAACAAATATAGTAAAAGAACAATGTAACATAGTTAATTTTATTGTTACATTACGAAAAGTGAATGGAGAAACGTTTATTGAATTACTCGAAGAAACCGGAGCAGCCTAATGATATTCAATTTATTGTTGGAAGCTCTAATGGAAAGGATTTATATAAAAAGACACATATATTCATAACGAAATTAATTCCAAATAGAGTCATTCTTAATAAAAATGTTTATAGAATAACTCATATAGATGAACGTTATCACATGGATGGTTTTTCATTAACAACAGAAAATGACAAAGTACTCTATGTTAGAGTCTTTGGATATCATCCAAATTGTGACCCAGATACAGATATTTTTTGTTTACCGGATTTTAAAAAAGATATATACTTAACAAAAGAATATTTAGATCTAATCATAAGTAATATTCAAACATATTATTTAGATAACTGTTATTTTAATCCAACTGGACGAAAACTTCGTTATGAAAAAATGCAGTCGATGTATGTGCAATTAAATAAGTAAGGAGAAAAAATGCCAAAGAAAAAATCGAATCCTATTGAAACATATGTTGAAGATGTAGTTAAAAAAATACTGGATGAAAGAGAATCACAACTAAAGGAAGAAGATGCTAGAGAAATTATAAAAGCAATGCTTCCTGAAATTGAATCGATTGTATCCAAAGTTATTCTATCACATTTTCATGCATTAGCATCGTATGTAAAAACAAATTTAAAGGATCCAAAGGAGAAATAACATATGCCAAAAATTCTCAACTATCAACAATTCTGCGAAGATCTACCAGAAGTTACTTCTTTAAAAACAATAGGAAAAAAGAAGTTTCACGAAAACGGATTGTTTTCAGAACAGATTTTTGGACCGGTAAAAAATTATACCTGCCAATGTGGTACTTATTATGGTATTTCTAAATCTGGTGGTAAGTGTGATCTGTGTGGAGTTGATATTGCTAATAGTGATGAACGTAGACAAAGATTTGCGAAAATTGTTTTGCCTATGGCAGTAGTGAACCCGTTGATGTATGATTTGATAGTTGACCTCGGTGGTAAATCTATTAAATCAGCAATCGATGATTTGATGAAACATGAAAAAAGTGTTCTATACATGGATGGTGAAGAATGTGTTGTTACAACAAATTCGGACAACTTGCCAGATGGTACTGAAGTGTGGGAAAAGACAGATGCAATATATAAATTAGTTGAGATTATAGCAAAACCTTTAGCAGATGAAGGCATTGAAGAATGGCAACTAATAATGGATAATATTGATAATCTATTAATTAATAAAATTATTGTACTACCACCTGATTTAAGACCTGTATCAAAAGGCGGTGCCGGAAAACAATTGATGGACAAAATCAACAGATATTATGTTCAGATATTGACCAAAAAAGAAATAATGAGAGATACTGTAATGGATATTCATTCAGATAAGAATGTTTATTATACTTATTTCACACAGTTGCAAAGTGTAGTAAATGAACTATACACAAGAATCTTAGAAAAGATGGCAAAGAAAGAAGGTCTCATTCGTGGTAATATATTGGGAAAACGAATTGACTTTTCTGGTCGTGCTGTAATTGCACCCGAACCAACATTAAATCTAAATGAATGCGTCTTGCCATATTTAATGATTCTTGAGATGTTCAAACTCCCAATAGCAAAACGTATTATAGAACTAGGACATTTTAAACTATTAAATAAAGCAATAAATTTTGTAGATCAATGTATAGAAACAGATGATCCAGTTTTGTTTAAAATTGTTGAAAAACTTATTGAAGGAGAAGTCTGTATTCTTAATAGACAACCCTCCTTGCACAAATTAGGAATGCTTGGATTTTACATCAAAGCATCACTTGACAAAGTTATTAAAATACACCCATTAGTTTGCCCTCCATTTAATGCAGATTTTGATGGAGATCAAATGGCTGTTTACATCCCCGTAACACAAGAAGCAAAAGAAGAAATTATTGAAAAAATATTTGTTACGAAAAACCTCAACAGCCCGGCGAATGAAAACTTAACAACAACTCCAAGTCAGGATATTGTTTTGGGTATTTATTTTCTGACATCAAAACCAGAAGGTGAAGAAATATTCAATGACTGTTTGCCTGACGATTATAAACGTGTTACTGGTATTGTTGATAAAAATGTTTTAATGGATGTATTAAACGATATAAAAGATATTTACCCCAATCATGTAACAGCAACAGTGTTAGATGAAATCAAAAAGATAGGTTTTAAATATGCAACATTAGTTGGTTGTACAATGTCATTAGAAGATTGCTATTTCGAAGGTTCTGGTGCTATGCGAGATGAGTTGTATAAAAGCAATGAACCAAGAACTCAATTGATGGCATTAAATAATGATGCTGTAGTTGATGAGCTAAGACAAAAGTTCATGTATTCATATTTAATTGATTCTGGTGCCAGAGGTAGTTGGGATCAGGTTAAACAGTTAATATTAACAAGAGGATTCATTTCAAATTTTGATGGAGAAATTCTTCCACAACCAATTAAGCATAGTTTGATAGAAGGGTTGACAGAAGAAGAGTTTTTCTTTTCAACATACGGATGTAGAAAAGGATTACTTGATGTTGCATTGAATACCGGAACAAGTGGATACTTATCACGAAAGTTGATTTTCACATGTGCAAATTTACAAATTGATAATGAAGAAGATTGTGGCACTGATGATTATCTAACTGTTGCAGTTACGTCTCCAAGAAAAGCAAGAATGTTAGTAAATAGATATATGAAAGGACCTCATGGTTTAGTTAAAATAACAAAAGATAATTGTATGAGTCTTTTAAATGAAACGATTGAAATCAGAAGTCCAATCTTATGTAAGAATCCAAAAATATGTCGAACATGTTATGGAGATTTATATAAGAAATTGAACAGTCGCTTTATCGGAATTATTGCAGCACAAACTCTTGGAGAGAGATCAACACAATTAGTATTAAGAACATTTCATACATCCGGAGCAGCTATAATCAAAGGCGATCAAAGTCAAACAGAAGGTGCCATCGAACAAAAAGATATTATCGGTGACCTATCTGCTGTTGCATCATTGCTTCATAGATTCAAAGGCAAAACTTACGAGGATATTGTCTCATCGCTTTTTGATGTATACGATAAGAATATTTATCATATACACTATGAATGTGTAGTCGCACAATTAATGTGGGTTGATTATAGAAAATGGAGATTGATTGAAAATAGAGATGAATATAAACCTCAATATTATTCAATTCAAAGCGTACCAAATCAAGAGAGCTGGATCTTAGCAATGGCATTCTCAAATCCAAAGAGATCTATTCTTCAAGGTATTTTATATGAAGGTAGATATTCTGGTATCATGGATAAAATATTAACTGGAGAACGAATTTCATGAGAGATCCAAATAGAATAGAACCAATGTTGACGTTAATTCGAAAGATCTGGTATCGTTCTCCAGATCTTCGATTAACCCAATTAATTATGAATGCATTAAAGATGGCTGAAGATCCATATTATGTAGAAGACGAAACTCTAATAAAAGCATTAAAAGAATATATAGAAATGGTGGAGGATTAACAAATTGATAATAAACCCAGTGTTTAAAATTCAAAACGAAGATAACAATATCTTCACAATAAGAGAGCAAGAATACGAAAAGATTTTACCCATTGTTTCACAAATAGTTAAGCCAGTAGAAGAAATAGGGTTTCAAATATCTGAATTAGGATTGAAAGATTCACGTTTTTCATCCGGGGAATTATCTAGAACAATCAAACAAACCTTAGCAATCAAATTGCAAAAAGGTAATGCAAATATTGATTTGAGTATATTTCTGCCGAAGATAGTTGATAAGAATTATATTGTTATTAACGGCAGAAGAAAAATCCCTTTACTTCAACTATTTGATATCCCTGTAGTTACTCGGGGAGAAACAATTAAGTTAAGAACAAATGTAGCAACGCTAATGGTGTTTAAAGATAAAGAAGCGCCAAATGTAAAAGTTAGCTTTCTAGGTAAGAAGGTTTCACTTGCATTATTGTTGTTTGCATTCTATGGTCCAGAAGCATTGGATGATAGATTTGATTTTGCTCATATAAAATTTGAAAGTAGTAGTGATGTATTATATGAGAATTTAATTGAAGATCTATTTATGACATGGGATGAATCAAAAGGTTATACACAAGATGATTTTATTCAAGAATTAGGTCGCAATTATTCAAGATATAATTCTAAATCAAAGGGCGAAGATATTGTATATGCTCTTGAAGCGATTCCAAAGATAGATGTAATGACATCACAGTATTTACAAACAGGATCATTACTCGAAGAATTAATTCAAATTATTCAAGAGCAATATGTTGATGATACATTATTCACAAATAAACGAGTTAGATGTTTTGAATATATGATATTTGCAAAGATATCAAAAATTATATTTGATTTATGTTTTTCAAATAGAACTGCACGACAACCAAAATTCAATATAAACTCAAATCAAATATTAAGTGAAAGCAATGTATCGGATATTATTCAATTTGATTTTTCAATTAATCCAATTGAAGAATTAACAAAGCTATCAAGGATAAGTTTATTAGGTCCTGGTGGTTTTAAAAGAGAAAATATTCCAAAGCATTTAAGGGATATATGCCCATCAATGTTTGGTCGAATTTGCCCAGTAGATACACCAGATCGTGACAACTGTGGTGTATTACAAAACATGATTCCAAATGTTTTACTTGATGATAAAATGTCATTCACTAAGGAATTATGTGATAAACAGCCAATATCCATTCCAGTATCAATGGTTCCTTTTTGTGAGCACGATGATCAAACACGACTTCAAATGGCATCATCACAAATGCGTCAATCAATTATGTTAAAAAAGTTTGATAGGGCAATGGTACAATCAGGTTGTGAATGGTTATATACAGATCAAACTCAATTTGTAAAACGAGCTAAAAAAGATGGTGAAGTTATTCATATGGATGATAAATTTATTATGGTTGCATATGATGATGGTGATGTTGAATTATTCAACATTGAATATAGAAAAATATATGTTGAACATTTAGATTTCATGAATGTATATGTAAAACCAGGTGATAAATTTAAAGCTGGAGAAATACTTGCAGAAAGTAATTATTGCAAAAATGGAGAAATTACATTTGGTAAAAATCTATTAACAGGTGTAATGATCTATTATGGTAATAATTATGAAGATGGTATTGCAATTTCTGATAGACTTGTAAACGAGAATGCTTTAACCTCTATTCATTATAAAGATTTATCATTTACATTACCACCACATAAGGTTTTGTTATCATTAGAAGAAGGTAAATACAAACCTCTACCAGAACAATATGAGACACTTGGAAAAGGGTCTCCTTATGCCAGAATCCAAAGTTTATCATCTGAAGATTTATATTCCCAGTTTGGGGAAGAAACATATTTACAAACTGAGAAGAAGTTCATTATTCCAGAAGTTAGATTATTTGCAAATTCATGGAATCAAGATATACCTGAATTTAAAGAGTGGGTTGAAAAAACATTGGATACTCAACGAGATAAAGAGAATGATCTTAACAAAATAATCCATAGCAAATTTTCTAAAGAGCAAGCAACTCAGCTTATAAAAGAAAATGGTCTTGATTTAAACTCATTTGTAGGAAAATATAAAAACAAACGAGAGAAGATTAATGGAATTCATATTAGGATTATTGGAGTACACCAACGACCAATTCAAGTTGGAGATAAAGTTGCAAATCGGCATGGAAATAAAGGGATTATTTCAAGAATTGTTCCTGAAAAGAAAATGCCAACATTAGAAGATGGACGAACTCTTGATATTTGTATTAATCCATTGGGTATTATTTCACGAATGAATGTTGGTCAGTTGTTTGAACTTCATCTGACTATGGCATTTTATGATTTAAAAGAAAATCTTTATAAAATGCTTGAGAATAATACACAAGAAGAAATTAAAAGTTATTTATTGGGTTTTATAAAAATCATTGATAAAACAAAAGACAATTGGTATTTGAACCAATTTATTGATGATATGCCAAAAGTTATTACCCATGAATTTATTGAACAATTAACAATGATTCAACCTCCATTTGAGTCAGTTAAAATGGAGGATTTAAAAGAAGCATTAAATTACTCAGGAACTAAATTCAAACAAAAGTTATATGATCCCGTTTCTAAACAATATATAGAAAATGAAATATCTGTTGGTTATGTTTATTTTCTACGAATGGTTCATATCGCAGAAGAAAAATTAGCTGCCAGAGGCATTGGTAGTTATGCAAAAAGAACACTTCAGCCATTAGGTGGCAGGAAAAATAAAGGTGGTCAGAGATGTGGTGAGATGGAGACAGCTTGTATCATCGGTCATGACGCACCCATAAATTTGTTTGAATTCCTAACAACAAAATCAGACTGTATTGATTTAAAAAATAAATATATTAGAAGTTTCATTGATTCCCATTTGGATGATGAAGATAAAAAATTCAATACAGTTCCAGAATCAGTCAAGCTGTTAAATTCATATCTGACTGTATTAGGAATAAATCACAAATGACAAATATAAAATATCCAGAAGATAGTAGTGAATACAAATGGTTTAAAATGGATGCAAGTACAAGTTCAAACGTTAATTATGCTGCTCATTTAGAAAGGTTAACTGATTCTATACATAAGATGATGGGTTCTAGTGTAGAAAAAGAATTTTTCGAAGCACTGCATATGCAAAAACCTGAACCATTATCTAATCCTTTTATGGATGATATTGAAAAGATCCATGATGATATAATAGAAAAAAAGCAAAAACTGAGGGGAATAATGGGCGACCTTGCTGAGTTTGATGAACCCAAAGAACCCAAAGTAAGCGATAAAGAAGAAAAAGAATTTATTTTTGATCCGGAGGCGCTTGATATATGAAATGTAAAGTATGTGGTGAAGAAATTGTATTTGATTATATAGTACCAACAAAATCGTTTAAAATTGTAGACGATAAAATATCTAGAGATGATGCATGGAAGGGTCCAGAACACGATTCTCCCTATTTAGAATTCTATTGTCCAAACGACAGAGATCACGATATAGATACAACTGAAACAAATAAATGGGCAGAAGAAGTCGAATCAAAATTTTATGAAGACTTCTCAAATTTAATAGGAGGATGCTAATTTATGGAATCATTGCCCGATGTACAATGTACAGCACCAGAAATAAACATTCCGATAATGCAAGTTGGAGTCGAGAATGTTGAAGTACCTTTTAGACTAGAATCTAAATATGGAGGGTTTCATCAACTAACAGCTAACGTTCAAATGACAGCAAATCTTGATGAAAATACTAAAGGGATTTCAATGTCTCGACTTCTATTAACATTAAAACCATATTTAGATTTGCCGTTAAAAAGAACTTTAATAAATCAGATTCTTGAGGATCTTATCAAAAATCTAGAAACAGAAATAGTTACAATGAAATTTGAATTCCGGATGCCAGTAATGAGAAAGTCAATCAAAACAGATAATGAATTTCCTATTTACTATAATTGTAAATTTGAAATGAAAAGACATATGAGCGAGAGTATTGATATGACTTGGTTTTATCAGGGAGTGCAGGTTCAATATGCATCATATTGTCCATGCTCTGCTGAACTTTGTGGGGCGTTAGAAGAAAATGGTTATCCACATAACCAAAGATCATTTGCTGACGTCCTTGTTGAAGTTGTTGAACCTAATTATGTATGGCTGGAAGATATTATAGAAACAGTTGAATCAGAAATTTATACATTACCATATCCAATTATTAAAAGAGTTGATGAACAGGAAATTGCTCGAATTGCTGCACAGAATCCAATGTTTGTTGAAGATGCAATTCGCAAGATATCTCTAGCACTCAATTCAAGAGAAGACATTTACGATTGGATTGTAAAATGCTCACATGAAGAGTCAATACATACATCTGAAGCTATTGCAATTAATTGGAAAGGTATAGCAAACGGATTCGACGGAAGGCGTTATATATGAATAATATCGATGTATCCATATCTTACGGGTTTGGTCCTGATAATAGATATAAATTATCAAACACACCCGAAAGTATTCAATTAGCAATTTATAAGTATTCTATTTACGAATCAATGAGAGACGAAATGATTTCGGAAATACATACAGGTAATATAAATGTAAATGCAGTTCATTTACCTTTGGATACATTAAAAACCGAACCATCAAAAATTATGGTCATGATAGAAGACCTAATGGCAGAAACAAACTGTAAAAAATATGTTATCCATCCAAATAAAAACATCGAACGATTTGTAGATCATTTCATACCATTCAGTCCAAAAGATACAATATTATGTATAGAAAATTTTCAATGGAAAAGAAAAAAGGTATTTAGAAGTCCATTACAAACTATTGAATTTATTCATTATCTAAGACATAGTTATGGTTATGAAAATGTTTATAATAAATTGAGATTGTGTTTTGATACAAGTCATGCCGAAGATATATGGTTTGATTATAAAATAATGTCTCACTTGTTGAACTATATTGATGTTATTCATCTATCAAACCGAAAAGGCAAATCACAACATATGCCTTTCAATTCAGATGGGTGTGATTTAAACTTGGTTGGTTTTATAAAAGAACTGATTTCTAGATACAAATGGTATGGCGATATTGTATTAGAATATATGCCTGAATATCATCATAGATTAGTTCCAAACGCTCAATATATAAAAAAGTTAATTAATGAAAGATCAATTAAAAAAGATAGGAAGTGACAAATGAATTCAATTGATTTAATAGAATTATATCGCAAAGAGCGAGATTATGAAAAACATGTTTTTGGTGAGTACAGTAAAGTTCCATCTCTATCATTACCAAGTTTCTTAATATTTTTAAAAGAATATTGTGATAGAGCATTAACTGCATATGCAGGAAAATGGGAAACCGACTTACCAGATTGGCTTATTACATGTAAGGAATTTGAGCAAAACGGTTCGGCTCCAGTAAAGGTATATGAAGAAATTATAAAAATTATGGCACTAGCTGGAGCAGCATTAGAAACATATGCCAAGATTGATCCAGATAAATGGAGACAAGATTTAGAAGCAGATATAAGTAAATGGAAAAAACAATAAAGGAGAATATAACACATGAACGACAACACCAGCTTATCAGATATGATAAAAGATGAAACACCCCCAGTATTTCAAGAAGGTAATTTGGATTTACCAACACAAGCTGCACCAGTTGAAACGCCAGAGGAAGTTCCGGAACAAGGACCTCCATCGATTTCGATTGCTCCACTGAATACATGGTTTGAATCGAATTCAGATTCGTTTGATAACATTAGTCAAGTTAAGGTTGCTATTCGAGGTGTTGACCCAACCAAAACATTGATTATGGCAGTATTAGATGGTCAAGGTGAAGTGGATGGAAATCCCAGCAGAGATCTTCAATTATTTAAAAACGCTGATACCCAACCGGTATTAGAATTGCCTGCAACCGATATGCAAATATATAATAATGGTTTTAAAATTGTTTATACATACGATGATTTAATCGTCAAATGTTATGGAGTTAGAACCGGATTAATTTGTGTATTCTGTAATATTATTAATGACTTTCCTGTACCATATCAGGTCGTTAAAGTCAAAAAGAAAGATAATAACGTAGAAGTTGCAAGACGCCCTGTTGAAGAAATGACCGCAAAAATGCCTCTCCCCGCGGATCTAGAAACACTTCAATTACTTTACAAACAAAGCAGCAAAGCAATTGAAGATCTCTCAACAATCGAATCAGTCGTTGGATGGCTATCAGAAAAACAATCTGAAATATCAGATATCAATCATTTGCTACAGATTGATAATGTTATTATCAGCATCTTGAGTTAAATATCTTGGATGGGCGAAGTATCTTAAGTTTTATCGGTAAACGAGAAACTGAAGAACACAGGCCCTGCTTCGCCCATCCATTTTCAGGAGCAACATGAAAATAAATCCAGATTTAAGTTTAATAATGAAAGATTTATATCTTTATGATATAGAAGCATGTCATTATACCATTATGAAAAAGTTGGGTCTTGATACATCAGAATTAAATAAAAATGATAAACTAGGTAGAAATATAGCGATTGGCAAAATGATGAGACGAAATCCACGTCTAACATCTACATTACGAAACACAACCGCATCAATACTTGATGAATATATTAGAAGAAATTCTGTAAAAGATGATGAAATTGTTATACGACAATATGATGGTATGATTTTGACAAGAGGATTAAGAGAAACACAGATTGGAGAAATACCTTTAAATAAGAGAAATTTCTTTCAAGTATTCATATGTTCGATTGATCGCTCAAAATATATATCACTTGATCAAACATTTCACACTTCTGTAAAGGGTGTTCCGTTTCGTTATCCACATATGGATGAAATATATTCACAAATATGTAAATTAAATTTCGGAAAAAAAGGAGCGATCTTTAGAGGACTCCAAAATATAAAAGATAGATTTTTAAATTCAAACGATACAAAATTATTCGGAATCCCATTAAAAAATGGAAAATTTAATATTTTCATAACTCGATATGGGGAAATGCAGGTATCGGAACAAACATTAAAAATAATGGATCCGGATGATATTGATAAACAACGATATTTTGATTTTTATATAATCCCATTCACGAAAAGTATCGTGTATGAATTTGTAAGGTAAGGAGTGAGTATGAGATTAAAACAAAAAATTGCATTAAACATTGCAGCAGGAAAAATGCTTCCATTGGAGTGTGAGTATCATCATTTAATTAATTTAGATACAATGTATTTCGATGCGCAAGAACCAGGCGTTATTGAAAATGAAATCAAACTCAGACCGGAAAGATCAGGACGATATTATTGTAAAACAGATGCATTTGAATTCATGGAAAGGACCAAGTTGTATTTTAATCAAATATGTATATATCGTTTCCTTGAACATGTCTCGTTTACACAAGTAGATTATTTTATATATTTGTTATCAACGATTACACAACCAGGAGCATTTGTTGATATAATTGTTCCTAATTATACAATCCTTTCCGAAATGATATTAAATGATAATGTAAGAGATCCAGATTTTGCGGCAAAGAATATTCTATTAACAACTGAACTTTTAAATGAACCATCATGTCCCCATGCATCAATATGGACACCAGAGCGAGCGGTATATTTCTTTGAATTAGAAGGTCGTTTTATGGTACAAGATATTCAAGCAGCTTTTAAATATGATGGTAGAGACATTTATCTTAGATTTAAGGCAGTAAGAATATGATATTACAATCAAAAGTTTCAGAAGATGGGTGTGGAGGTGGAGGTGTATATCATATAACTCACCCAACCCGCACAGAAAAATTGTATAATGCCGACTTAGCCATTTATGTATATTATGATGGTTCAGTTGAAATTGGAAAAAATAGAAATGGAAAACTTGGAGATGCTAATGTAGAGACAGCTGCACATTATTTCTCTAAAATTCTTTCTCATTTAAAATTGAAAGACACAAACCTCGATATGTTTAAAGAAGGTTTGACTGAGTTATTATATGAAGCAATAACAAAAACATTGAAAGGAAATTATCATGAGGGAACCATTTGCGCAGAGGGCGCAAGAGATGGGTCTAACCACAATAGAGGCACATAAAGGTCTATTCACATATGCTGATATGTATTCAGAAATCGCATATAGACAATTATATACTGGCTTCGTTAATATCGATGAGGCACAACATCCAACAGATGGACTTCCAAGTCCACTAATTGCAATTTATACACGACCAACACATGATGTAGATTTTAAATATTCAGGATATGTTTCGGATTTCTATCAGTTTATTGGCAATGAAGTTCTGTGTAATGGAGTTCGGGAATCAATACAACAGGTTGGGCTTCCAATCGTTAGAGAAAATCCAATCTTAAGCTGGGATCACACAAGGTTACGAAATGAAATCATTATTCAAAGCAGTCAAACACATCCCCAAGCTGGAGATGTTTTGCCGGTTATGGTCGTCAATAATAGTTATAATGGTACTCGTGCCGCTTCTATTTCTTTTGGGATTTCTATGGAGTACAATAATGATCGCACTATTTTCGCTTTCTCTCTTGGTGAGCTTAGACAAGTTCATATTCAAAATTCCAATACAGAAGTCCGTTCCGCGATAACAACATATATGAATGTATTTTCAGATGGTATTGCGGATATGATTACCCAAAGTTTTAATAACCAAGTTACAGAAGATGAGATGTTAGCTGTGCTTGATTTAATTGAGAAATACGGGGCCAAACGTCGAGATGCGATATCCACATTACTTGAAGAACTACAACCATCGTCTGCCGGCATGCCTTCGTCCTGGCAGATATTTTTAGCCATAGTTAGATATAGTAGTTTTGAAACAAATCTAAATATGAAACGTCTACTCGAGAATGCAGCAGAGAGTGTTTTAATAATACCTCCACGCATGTATGATGTACTCGAACAAATACAATAGTCTAATTAGATATAAAATATCCAATTAGATATAAAATAAATGAGAGGAATAATACCCCCTCTCATTTTTTTTGGAACAAAATATAAAAAAAGGAGTATAATATGGCAGCATCTACCACACCTTTATTAACCGAATGGCATCCTGATGTCACATATGATTTTGTATTGCGAATAGGTGAAGATGATTATTCAACTGACCTTATTAATGTTGAAATTAAAACATCAATAACACAACCATATCAACATATAATTCTTGATGTACGAATGAATGTAGATGATATTTTAGAAAATACATTGTTTGGTCAAAATGAAATAAAATTAATTATAAAGTTGATAGGTACTGACAAAAATAGATTTGCCGATGATATTGTATTTGAATTAATGTATATTGATACACTTACAGAATATTCTCCAGTACAACAAGCATCGGAAACAGATCAAGTAGAAAGAAAAGTTACAAGGTTTAAAACTGTATGTATAAATGCATATCAATCAATGTCCACTATGGTAAATAAAATATATTTTAACAAAAAACCAGATGAAATTATAACAGACTTAGTTAAAGCTACTTCAGCAGAACTTGAGTATGATACAGTGGGAAAAAGTAGTCTAAATATTGATCAACTATTAATTCCACCAACTACTTTTTATAATGTTATAAATTATCTTGATAAAACATATGGTCTTTTTAAGGGTCCTATGGCTGTACATGCTACACATGACAATAAAATTAAAGTTCAAAATTTAAATAAGAAACCAAATATGGCACAAATGATAACTCTTTATCTTATAGCAACCGATAAGAACGAAAAAGAAATATTTGAATCAGAGGATGCAAGTGTATTTTACACAAGAGACGCAGTTGCTAGTTCATATAAAGGCAATGCTGTATTTTCTGTTCAAGCTCCAACTATAAAATATATCGTTAAACCGAGAGATGCATTATCAAAAACACATGATATTTCTTTAGTTGGAGAAATACAAAAATATGGAGTAATTGAAAAAAATAATCCAACAGTTTATTATAATGGTGCGGCAATATCTCCATTTAAAAGAATTGGTTTTGAAAAAGATCATACTGGGTATGATGATGATCAAACATTTATCCATTCAAATTTAAGTCAGAATATTTTAGATATGGCAACAATTATAGCAGATGTAGCAGGAAGTTTGCCAGTTTTAAATTTAATGGCAGTTGGAGAACATGTTAAGATTGTAAGTCATACTGATTCAAGGTTAAAACTTTCTGGGTCATATATTTTAAAAGGTAGTTCTGTTATATTTTTAAAAGCAACAACATGGGAAGCAAATGGTAGATTATTTTTGAGTAGATCAAATATCGCTCAACAATAATTAGAACAAATAATAAAGGAGATCAGAATGGCGGTACAAGTGAAACGAACTCCGGACGAATATGTTGCGGAGTATTTACGATGTAAAGGTGATTTTCATTATTTTTGTGGGCATTATATTAAAATTGAAATACCAGGCGAAGATGTATTATTAAAACCATATAACAAACAATCTGAATTGATTGATACAATTGAGAGAATGAAATATGTTTTGGTTTTGAAGAGTAGGCAAATTGGAATCTCAACTATTGTTCAGGCATATGCCGCATGGCTAACAGTCTTTTTTAACAACGTTGTTATAGGGGTTATATCAAAAGATGGAGCTGAAGCTACAGATTTTGCAAGAATTATTCGTGGTATGGTTGAAAAACTTCCTGATTGGATGAAACCATTGGGTGGTTCACAAGGACGTGGTCTTGCAAAAAGAACTGAACGTTCATTTATTTTAACAAATGGTAGTAAGGTTTATGCATCTCCTGTTAATCCAAATGCGCCCGATAAAACGCTTCGTGGTAAAGCATTAACATTTTTAGTTATCGATGAGGCAGCATTTGTCGGTCATGTTGAGGCAGCATGGACTTCAATGGTTCCAGCTTTATCAACAAACCAAATGCAAGCACGAAAGAATGGAATCCCATTCGGAACAATTGTTCTTTCAACACCAAATAAAACTATTGGTATTGGTCAGTGGTATTTCGAACAATACATGAGGGCAGTTTCAAACGATGATATTTTTAAACCATTTGTAATTCACTGGAAAATGATTCCAGAGTTAGCAGATGATCCACATTGGTATAAAACACAATGTAAATTATTCAATAATGATCCAAAGAAAATCGCACAGGAATTGGAATTAAAATTCTTGCCTGCTGAAGGTTCATTCTTTGAAGCGGATACTGTTGAGAGAGTACAGGATGCATGTGTTGAACCACTTGAAAAATTAAAAGTATTCAATGGAGAGATTTGGAAATTTTCAGAAGCATTGCCTAATAAGAATTATATGATAGGAGTTGATACTGCACCTGAACATGGGGAAGATAAATCGGCAGTAACTGTTTGGGATTATCAAACGCTTGAACAAGTTTGGGAATATCAAGGTAAATGTAAAGTATTAGATTTCTTAAAAGTTGTTCAAATAGCTGCAACACAATATAGAAATGGTCCAATAGTAGTTGAATCAAACTCATACGGTAACCAGGTTATAGAAGAACTGATGCAAACAAATTTTTCAAGTAGAGTTTATAAAGAAAAACGCGGAGCAAATACTATCGTTCCTGGTCTTTCAAATAATGCAAAAACAAGACCATTGATGATTGATGCTTTATATTCATATATGACAGAATATCCTGAAGTTGTTAGATCTCAAAGACTTGCACTTGAATTAACAGGATTGGTTTCAAAAACGAGTGGTAGAGTTGAAGCAGATACTGGATGTCACGACGACTTAGCATTAGCATCTGCATGTTGTTTTTATGTAAGAAAATATGATCCACCATTACTTCTTGAAACAGAAGGTGGTGAATATTCAGGAACAGTTGAAGTAATGAAAGATATTGTAAGTTTTAATACCGATAGACCAACAGAAATAAGCAATGCCGCAATTATGAAATCTGTTAAAAATAATTTGGATAAAAATCTAGGTTTTGTTGATATAATGGATTTATATAATAAGGAATAAATTATGGATGATAAATATATAGAGGAACTATTTGCAGTCCCAATCGGACTTGAAGTTGAAGCAACAGTTGACGGTCAAAAGTTTTATTCGTCAGATGGTTTGCGAAAATCATTTATGAAAGCTATGGGTGCTTCAAGTATAACGAGTGGTATATACAATCAAATAGATACATTAGTTACAAAGAAGAAACTTTTAGTTCCATGTTATTTATCTAAAAATATGTTTCGCTTTTTTACACATAAAATATGGGGAAGACCAGAAGATAAAGATATTTTGGGATTTTATCATATGAAACAAAAAAGAGTTTTTATATTAATTGATAATAATGTTAATTATATAGGTACTGCAAAAAACGATGAAATGGCAAGTACTGTAATGCATGAATGTGTACATTTATACGCAGATAGATTGAAAGGAAAATTCTTAAGTACCTTCAAACAAGAATTAGATAGATTTTATATTTCATACTTTACAAGAGTATTCAAATTAAAAAAGAAACCAAATGTTACAAACATTATAAAGTTTCTTTCTAAGTTTGAATATTCCAGAGATGAAAATCTAAATAAACAATTAACAACTTATTATTATTTAATGGAAAAAGAATTAAAACCTTATACAGAGATGAGCGATGAAGATTTTACCAAACTACTAACAAGGATTATTGTATCGATTAAACTTTCGTTAGTTAAGTTTCCAACATTTCTAAGGATGTATAGAACAAATATAGATATTTATGGACCTCTTGATAGAGCATACCAAGAAGCATTCGGAAAGAAAAATACATATACAGGAGTATTCCAAGAATTATCATCTATATCAGAAGTCATATGCGTTCTATCTGAAATGAGATCATCATACCCAAAGATTAAGAAAATGTTTAAAGATATGGCATAGGAGTTTAACGTATGGCTATTCGAGATGATAATACTCCCCCTTCAAGAACTCCGGGAAGTATTACCCAAACCGCTGATGCACAACAGGATAGAATTGGTAATATCAGCAATGTATCTAAAACCGTAGCTAACATGCAAAAAGATGTAAAGCAACGGATTACTGAAACCAAAGAAGCTGTTGATAATTCTAAAGAGATCAGTGCGATTCAGGGTTCAATGGTTAATGTACTAGACAAATTAAGTGATACAGTCAATGCTCTAAAAAATGGAGTGAGAACTGTAACCACTGATACTGCTAAAGCTACAAAAGATGCAATTAACGATTACGGTAAAGCTGTTAGTCAGGATATTAGTTTTAACAAACAAAGTATTGTTGCAATGGCACTTGCTAGATCAACTCCTATATATGGTTACTTTGTTGCAAAGTTTATGGAAACAGATGTTTTCAAACGTGCAGCAGAAAGAATGAAACAATCCATTGGTAAAGCATTTGGTAGTTTAGCAGGTATTTTCAGACGTGATGGAAAAAAGAATAAACCAACACAAGAACAATTTGCAAAACATGTAAAAGGCAAAATACCACACATGGCTAAGGGTGGTGTTGTTGGTAAAGAAGGTGTTGCTAAGCTCCATGCGGCAGAAGTAGTAATGCCGATTGAAAAGCTTTTAACTCGAATGGATGAGAGTAATGATGCAACAAAAAATATTGGTAAATTTATATCAAGGTTAACACTACAACATGCTGCATCTACTAAAGCAGTATCATCTATGATTCTTCATAAAGATGAATTAGAAGGTAAAAGAAAAACTGGATTATTTAAAGATTTCTTCAGAATAGCAAGAGAAGAAAAAGAAAGAGATAGAAATTCAATTGATGTTAGACAGCTTCGAGAATTAATTGCTATTAGAGAATCATTCGGCGCTGAAATGAAAATGTGGCCAGAAGTATGGAGTAGGTTATTATCAAACCATCCAATGTTTAGAAATGTTATTGCATTGACCAAATCATATGCATCGTTGATGAAATTAATTACATGGAAACCTGTTTATGCAATATTTAAGAGTCGTGGTGGTCATGCAAGATATTTATCAAGAAAACAAGAACCACTTGAAGCATTAAATCAAAACATTGGGTTGTTGTATGTTGAATCTATGTGGCGATTTGACAATATGCTAAATTTATTGAGAGCAATTGCAATTGCTACAAGAGCTACAGCATCTAAAGTAACTGGTAAGAAATTTGATAGATTAAAAGGTATAGGTACTGGTGAGTGGTCTATTGCTGGCGTCACTGCTAGAGCAGTTGGACTTCTAACTGGCGGAGCAATGCAATTAGCTGGTAAAATACCTGGTCTTAGTTTATTAGGAAAAGGTGGAAAGGCATTAACTCGTAAATCTTTAACCGGAAGATACGGAAATGTACATTCAATTGAAGGAAGTGATCTTGGTCCAAAAGAAGTAAAGAAAATAAAAAGAAATCCTATCTATGTAGATTTACATGCAATTTCAGAAAATTTCAAGAAAAAACAAAAGAAAGAAGATAAGATAGCTCCAAAGAAGAAAAAACAAGAACAAAAGATGTTTGAATGGGCATCTCAAAGAACAGAAACTTCAAATGCTATTCAAAAAGGATTAAAAAATAAATCCTGGATTCAATGGCTTTTAATTGGTTTTGGTTTTGTTAAAACAATGTTATCTAGTTGGTGGAATAGAACACTTGGAAAAATTTTAAACAAACAAGCCCTTACAGGTTTAGGTAATGTACTAAGAGGTAGAGGGTTTGATGGTAAAGGTTCTTTCACTAGTAAAAAACGCAGAGCCAAAAGAAGTCTTTCTCGTAAGGCTGGAAAATTTAGTAAATGGATGAAAGGCGGTGTCGGTGTCGGTGCTAAACTTGGAGGTGCAGCAGGCATGCTAGCGGGTGGTGGCATGATGGGGTATGATGCTTATCAAGCTGTACAGTTGGCTGAACAATGGAAAACGAGTAAAATTGGCGCAGGTATCGGCGGAGCACTTGGTGGAACAGGTCAAGGTATAGAAGGTGCGATCTCAGGAGTTGGAAAAGGTGCTTCTATGGGCATGGGAATCGGTATGTTTTTCGGTCCACTTGGAGCAGCTATCGGCGGTGGAATTGGAGCTATAGTTGGTGGTGTATTAGGTTTTGTTGGTGGCAAAAGAATTGCTGGTGCATTAGATTGGATTGGAAAAAAATTAAAACCTTTTGTAAAAGTAGTCACTGATGTTATCATGTTACCGGTGAACTTCATCAAAGACTCAATAGATATATTTAAAGATGGTTTATCATGGGATGCAATAAAAAAGTTTAGTCTTAGAAGCTTAAAATATAGTTGGGATACAATAACTGCAATACCCCGAAGTATATGGAAATTTGCTAAACTAGTTTCTCCTAAATTAACTGGGGCAATTGAAAATATGTTTACCAAAATCAAAAACATAGCTCATGAATTTTTTGTTGCCAAACCTCTTGCAATGTGGGAAAGTGCAAAACGATGGGTAGATGAATTATTTAGTCTTGATACATTAAAAACAATTATATCTGGATTGTTATGGGATTATCCGAAATGGTTACTGAAAAAAATTGGGGGAGCTTTCTATTGGCTTGCTGATCTAGTTTTTGATATGGATGCTTTAAAAAAGGATCTTACTTGGTTATTAAATTGGCCAAAAAATAAAATCATGGGTATTTGGGATTCGGTAACAAAATGGGCAACAGAAAAATTTAATATTAAATCAATCAAAGATACACTAATGAAACCAATTGATAGTTTTTTAGGTATGTTCTCATGGATTGGTGATATATTCACAGATATAAAAAATTATATTGTAGATAAAATAAGTTCAGTTGCTGGTATATCTTCCTTCTTTAAAAATATTTTTAAAGGCAATAAGGGTCCGCCAGATAAAGCAGAACAATCTAAAATAAAAGATAAAACAGCAAATGCCACAACCAATATAGCAGAATTGGCTGAAACAGCAAAAGCTAAAGCAACAAAATCTTTAAGAACATCAGGCAAATTTTTGTCTGGGTTGCCACCTAAAGCTAAAAAAGCTTTTGAAACAGCTAAAAAATATTATATGTCCGAATTTGGTTGGACTGAAAACCAAGCAAATGCAATATTAGAAACTATCGCTACAACTGCTGGGGATAAAATCAATAAGTTTTCTGATCCAGAAAAACTAAAAAATATGGCCTCTGGTTTGATGAATGCAGGAGATAATGTAGCAGGTGCTGTCAAAGATAGATTTGCTGCTATGATTGATAGTGGTCATATAGTCGTAAATGAAGCAAAATTAATGCTAGCAAATGGTGAGATGATTGCTGACGACATCGGCAAAAAAATCATGGATTCATCAAAAGAATTAGGTGAGAAATCTATTCAAGGAACAAAAGCGGTAGTAAACTCAGTAAATACAGTCACTACAAATATAGCACAGACTTCTAATGCAAATGTGAGTGGTGGAGGTCGAGGATCTAAATTATATGATCCATCTGGTTATTTTGATCAAATGGTATTTACAGGAAATTATCGTTAAAGGGAGAGTATTGATATGCCAACAAATGTAGGAAATCCACAAAACAAACAAATTGGATTATTAGATGTATTTGGTTATCCTCCGGATAATATACATCCTCGAACAACATTAGAAATGAAAAAAAGTCTACCTGTAGTTAAATTTTTTCCATCTCTTCCCAGTTTTCAAAAGGGATCTAGTTTGTTTACCTTAGCTCCAGCTTGGATTGAATATTCACAATTATTAAAAGATAATGGTTATACTATAAATGGTGGTAAAGATAATGGAATACAATTAGCTTTTCTAGCTGATAATTTTCCAACCGATACATTTACAAATGAATATGGAGAAAACTTCTTACAAAAATTTACTGATATTGCATCTGAAGGTGCTGCTTCGATATCACAAATGTTTGGTGCAGAAAAAGCTACTGATGTAATTAAAAATGCTTCCACTAATTTGAAAGCTTCTGAAAATGTTGGTGCTAAAGCTGTAGGTCAAACTTTGGGGTTTGCTCATGATATGGGTTCATCTGTTGCACAGCAATTAAGTAAAATCAGTACAGGTTTAGCTGGAGGTGGAGATTTAGTAAATACTCTTATGGCAGGTGGGCGTTTAGATTTTCCAATGGTATGGAAAACAAGTTCATATCAACCATCATATTCAATGACTGTTAGATTATATAATCCATATCCACAAAGTGATAAAGCTACACAAAAATATATTATCGGTCCAATTGTTGCAATTATGTTATTGGGTGTACCAAGAGCAAGAAATGCATCTTCATATACATGGCCATTTTTTCATAGAATTGAATGTCCTGGTTTGTTTGATTTGAATCCAGGTTTTATAAGCAATATTACCGTAGTTAAAGGAGGAGATCAACAACAAATATCTTTCCAACAACGATTAGGTATTGTAGATATAAGAATAGATGTGGGTAGTTTATACAGTAGTATGATAGCAGGAAAAAGCATTAATTCTGAAAGACCAACTGTTTCAAAATATGCAAAAACAATGGCAGGTGAAAGAAAAGTAACTAACAGACAACAGGATAATTCTTCAATTAGTGAATCTGTAGGAGACAATGCTATTGGCTCAACAACATCACGAACAGATATAGAAAAATTATATGAATTAAGATCAAAAGGGTATAATTCTCCAATACCATCTTTTCTTGATATTGATGGTTATAGAATACCTAAACCAGCAAGTCCAAAAATTCAAGCAGAAGCTGAAGACTTATCACTTGGTGGTAGAGTTACATCAGAAGAAAGTACTACATATTTTGAATTGAAAAAATTAGGTGGTTAACATACCATATTACGCATTGTCATTGTTAGATAAAATGCAAGGAAGGAAAGAATCATATACTGATGTTGTGTTGTATATGAATTGAATGTTTTTGTATAACCAATATTTTTCATAACTTTCATTAGCAAAATATTGATTTGTTGTTTGAAATAAATCTTAGCCCTTGTACGTTTTACGGCCATCAATTTTTTAACATATGGTTGAAAGTTTCTTCCGCAAAACATAGACTTATTAGTAATTTCTTTTATAAACAATTGTAATATCAAACGAATCTCATCCGCATATTTTGTGCCAATCAACTCTTTAGATATCAAATCAGCAATCACAGGTTTTGTTTTTGTAATTTTAATTGCATCAACTAATGCATTTCTATCAACAGTCCTATAAATAGTCATTTTTTTTACAGTTGAATCAATAACTCTCTTACCTCTTTCCTGTGATTGTTGCTGATAAATATTACCTTCATCATCTGAAATATCAGTTTGAATTCTCATCGCATTACCTTCTTCCCATGCTCTATAATAATGCTCAGCAAAACTCTTCAAACTCTGATCTATTCTATGTCTAGATCCAGCTATAAATTGAATGATTTCAGAAACATTAAATGTTTTAATATCATTTGTATATCTTTTCTCCATTTCCTTTGCTAAATGAAAAAGACTATTGCCTATTGTTTTTTCTCTTGAAAATAAATGTGTTTTAGTCAATGTTTCTAACGCATATGAAAAAGTTTCTGAATTACAAAATTGAGGGAAATACTTTTTAAATTTATGACCATATTGTCTAATTAAACTATAAATCATAGTTGAATGATATAATGTTTTATTATTATTTTTAAGAGCATACCACATAATAAATAATAATAAATTAGAATCTGGTTGTATTACAGGGAGAAAATTTTGAGCTATTGTCCCTTTATAAGTTCGTTTGATAAATTCTTTTACATCTTTATCTTTTAAACCAGTAACGTTTAATAGCTGATTATATGTTTTTTTGTGTGGTGGAAGATAACAAGGTTGAGACAAATTATTCACATCTGAGGAAGTCAACCGCAACATAGTACGTTGTAGTTGTGTAGGATTTATTTTTGAATTTTCTAATAATGTTTTCATAGTTATGTAAATATCTTCACTTCAATAGAGTCAGCATCAAAATAAACATATTCAGGACCATACTCTAATAATTGTTCTTGTGTTAGATTAATTAAATCAAAATTAAAGAATATATTAGTACCAGGGGCAAGTAATCTACAATGATCAACGCCATCTACGCCCTGAACGACATCGATAATTTCAGAACGATATATTTCCGATTCAATACCGAACCGATCTTCAAACGCAGAGACAAGGGTTTCCCTCACATCGGTTGCAAGACTCGATATAGACCCAGTATACTCTTTAGTTTGAAACACATCTAGAGATATTTCTAATGGAATCATATAGTTAGGTAGAACCCAACCACCAGCTCCATAAACATATTTATAACCTTTATTTTGAACATATACAATATCGTCAGTGTTTGGTGTTGTAAAATACCAAGTTACTGCGGTTGCATCAATAACTGATGTAGAATCTGGGTTAGCATATGTACATTCGGCAATATCACCATCATGACCCTCAAATACACCTGTACCATTTAATACTATATATCTATCGTTTACCGTACACTGTATACTTGTTGAACTACATGGATTTCCAGGATCAGATCTAAAATCAATAACTGGTTGTGTATTAACTTCATTTAATTGCATATTATGTAAACGCCCAGTTGTATTTCCGAATTTTATGTTTACAAAATCAGTCATCATTTTATAGTCTTCGAATGTCAATGATGATAGAAATACCTGCAACACACTTGATTCAAATTCTTTTTGGTCTATATTATCATAGTAATCTTTTTCAATACATGGAATATCATATACAGTATATGTTGTAGAATCCTCAATGACCACATTCGAACGTGTATAATTTTCTAATGATTGTCTTAAAGTTAATGTATTTTGATATCTACCAATAAGACCTTCAGTTGGATGTTGTAATGTAAAATAATATGTTAGCTCACCTTCTGCAATAATTGAATAGTCTGGAAATGTTAATACAAATTGATTTGAGGATGAATCATTAGTCATAACATAATCATTACCTGTTTCTAAAATATGCATAGTTGCGGTAACAGTTTCAGGATCGCTTGCTGTAGAATTATATTTTAATTCATATGTTGCATTTGTTGTACCTGATGTATAAACAATTAAATTATCCGCATACAAACTATAATCAGAATTAAAACTTGTAATTAAAGTAGGTGTTTGCTCAATTTGAAACATTACATAATTATAATCTGCGACCGTATTTAAAGGTTCAATTATCATATCGAAAAGAGTATAAAAATCAACTCCATTGACATCAATAATTGTTTTTCTTGGAACTATATCGCTTGTAAATTCTGCAAAAACATTTCTGGTTGGTACAACTGAATTTTGATATAATAAAGTAACGAATAATGATATCTCATTTGTTTTTATATCTGAGCGTTTTAATACTGGCAATGAATTGGGACCAATAGGAGAATCATCTATAATGATATTAGAATCAATATAATCTTGTTCCGTAACGGTTCTTTCTAATGCAGAAATATTAGCAATAGAGTTACGCCTTACCTCTTCAACTCCTTCTTCATCTGTTCCATTTAATGCACCAATAGTATTAACTACTGTATAACTTACTAACTCTGTAACACCAGCATCAGTTTCATTATAAATTCTATCACCTGTTCGAATCGAACCTGATATTACATTACCATCCTCGCCTTCTGTTAGTGTTAATGTTGCTCTAATCGTACTTCCAGCGGGTGGTTGATATCCAATTATGCCATTACCAAACGATGCGTTAACGCCTGCATCAGTTCGTCTAAGCACATATCCTTTTGTATTCTCGTCCATTAAATACAAACTGCTATATTCAGTATATAAATCAAAACCAGTTTGATTAGGTTCTCTAACCTCAATTACAACCCCTGCAAGTTTATCATCAAAGTTTATATCTACATTATAAAATTGATATACTTGTAAATCACTTGCGACTTGAAATTCTTGAATCTCACTAGTTAACTGTCTAACATTTAGAGCAAATGAAAATTTTTCTGTATCTACAATGACAGGTATATCAAATACTTTCGTATCTTCTTGTGCAGTTATTTTTACAGATGAATTGTTAGTAACTGTTATTGTTGTTTCATAATATGTAGCAAATGTAATATCATTAGCTCTAACCTGAAACCCTTCTGGTATAGTAAATGTTGCAACAGCATCTTCAAACCCTAGTGGCATTTCAAATAAAACATCAACGGTTGCATAATTTGCCAACGATGCTTCATAACCCAAAAACGCCGCTAAATTGTAAATTGAATCAGGCAATTGTGCTTTAGTAAGAAAGAATTCACGATATACTGAAGTTTGATAAAACATTAAATTGCTTGTAAGAGTTGCTAATGCTTCAACAATAAAAGATAGGAATGACGATTTCGTAAGATCGACATTTTCTAATTCTAGATATTTTTTCAATTCTTGTATAATTAAATTTCTGTTTTCTTCTCTAGAAGTATATACTGTTTGTGATACTGTATCAGTCATATCTATACCTTTATACTAAATAGAAACCGCTGTTAGCATCAAATAAAGTTTGCTTACATCTGTTTCTAAGAGTTTCATTTTTTGTTAGAAGTTTTGTTAAATACTCTGCGTCCTCAAGTTCATGAATAGTTTTATCATATTCATAAAAAGCATATGTATCTAATACCTGTGCATTCAAATCTGTTTCAGTAACACTCTGTTCAACTTCAACTTTTAATTTCCAAAATGTTCTATCAGTGTTAACAGATTTTTCAACTCCGGATACATTGAATATTGGATATGTGTCATTTACAGGTCTTAAATAAGATTGTTCTAATTTGATTTTATCATTTGGTAATGGAGTGAAATTATATGTACTTGGAATAACAAATCTTGTTTCGCCTTCTTTAATATAACCAATATCTTGACCATCAAACACAGTAGAAATATCTTCAATATAATATACAGGCAATAAAAGAATTTGATTCCATCGTATTCCTGAAAACTCACCAACTCTATCATATGAACCAGCAAATACATGTTCATCTTCCCATATGGTTTCTTCGGCATCAATATGATAATATGTTGTTAGAAATGCGACTACATCTTTGCTATAAAAATCATATATCAGTCTTTGATATTCATGAATATAATCATATAGTCTAGTAAATTTTTGTGTTGACATTAGTCCGCAGTCCTCGTTAAGAAATCAGCAAATGTTACATCATCAAATTTTACATCTAATGTGCCTTTTTCTCCCTCATAGTCTACATATAATATAACATTAAATCTTTTACCATTTGATTGAACAATTACATCTATGCCATCAATTGTGGCTCTATCATCATATATAGCTATACGAGTAGCTACTTCGTTTTTAATGCCTTCAACCGATATGTTATCTGATGGTTCAAATACATATTTATATAAATCACTTCCAAATTCAGGATCATGTAAATATGTACCTCTTGGGGTTAATAAAATATTATTCCATGAATTTAATATAACATTTAGTTTGTCAATTCTTTTAAAATCCCCCTGTGGCGCAATGACGGAAAGATAGTCATAAAGGGTATCCTCAGAACCAATTACTTCTGTTTTGAAACGATCTAGTAAATTAGCCATTTTTATCCTCTTTTAGATATCTCTTCAGCCACCATTTTCTTTTTATCTTCTTCAAGATCAGTTTTCCATTTTAGATAATTATAAAATCTTTTGATTGGCATATCTGTCACAGACTGATATGGAGTTTTACTCATTTCCATACACGCAAATATATTGGATTCGAGTGTTTCTCTATACTTATTTACATAATCAGAATGTGAACACCATGCGAAAAAAGTTTGAAACTAAATCAAGATCAATTTCTTCTTCTGCACCACAATGAGCACAACTACTTCTCATCTTTAAAGCAATGCCATATTGACCCAATTCGTCCCGATATTTTTTATGAATAATTCGTTTGTCTCTAGCAGGCAAAGACATATATGCATCAATGATATCACCCGTATCTTTATAAACAACAGTATCTCCTTCTTCAGGATTATAATGAAATTTTTCAATGATCAATGTCTCAGTAATAACATCCATATTAGCATCGACAGCAGGCGATTGTGTTTTAATAGCCATCATTTCATCAAATAATGTAGGTTGTTTTAATGTACAAACCACACCTGAAGTTGCAGGAAGATCGACAGGGATCCTTATTTTTAATATTTCGTCGCCTGGATATGGCATATAATTGAATGTGGATGAGGCTTGAACAGTAACTGGATATTCTTTTTGACATGATCCACAAGTAACATCATAATTTCTTATTTCTTCATAAGATATATGATATAAACCATAAAGCAAGGCGTCTCTATCTTTCAATGTCACTGCTTTTAAAAATGAATCATAATCAGTTATCTGTTCAGGTTTTTCTACGAGGGAATCATAAATGCATTTGTTAAGATGCTCGTGAATTTTAGTAGGAGTCATTAAACTCCCTTTTAATCTTTCTTCTTCCTTCACGTTCAATGACCTAACAGTAAATGAAAGTTTTGTTTGTGGTGTGATAACTTCATACTCCGGAAACTTCACATCGAATCCTTTAAACATGTTAATACTCCTTTCGGTTCGTGTCTAATTTATTTTTCGAAATAAAGGGGCGTGATTAGCGCCCCTATATAGGTTTATTATCCTTTCTACCTTATGCAGCAATCTTTGCAGCTTTAGCTTTAATAGAAGCAACTTTCTTAGAAAGAGCAGCTTTACATTTTGCAGGATCTTTAGATTTTGCACATTTACTTACACCAGATTGTATTGCAGAAGCTTGTTTCATAAGAGCAGTTTTCTTGTATTTATTCATACATGCTGTTTTTTCTTTTCCTGATTTACCAGCACATGCTTTAGCAGCTTGACTGAAAAATCTCTTATAGATTTTATAACCAGCATAGATTGCGAGAGCAGCAGCAGCTGCACCACCAGTAGCTAAACCAGCTTTAGTTCCAGAAAATTTAGTAATCGCTGTACCAGCTTTAGTAGCGGCACCCTGAACTGATTTAGCAGCAGCAGCACCTTTTTTCAATGCTGCTTGATATGCTGGACTAGCTTTTAATGCAGAAATTTTATTCATTATTGCAGTTTTTGCATCGCCAGATAATTTACCCGCTTGAGTTTTTAATAGATTCAATTTAGCTAACATTGGGTGTTTGAATTGACTTCCTGTTGGATCAGGCATAGAAACTTCTTGAATCATACATGCAAGAGCTACATCCATATTTGTTTGAGCTGTAAACTCAAGTACTGGTCTTTGGGTTGAAGTAGTCATGTAAAGACTATCAACTTCATTTAGAACATTATCAAAAATATCTTCGCCAACCATTTCGGTAACAAAGTCTTTATTAATTAACATACTTTCTTTCAGATCACTAAATAAAATAGCTTCTGCGGTAACATTATATTTTTCTTCTGGAAGTGTACCATGTAAAAGAAGGTTCATGATTTGATAATCAGATGCTTCATTTTGAATAAATGAAATAAGTTCTTTGCTGTTATCTTCTTTTTTTGCTTCAATAATATTACTTAAAGAAGTACGTGCAGCCATTAAAAATAATACTGAATCTCCTACGTTTTGATTTTCTGTGATAAACATTTTATTTTGTCTCCTTTTTTAATTATTAACTAGATGATTGAATTGCATCGCCATATTGTTCAATAACTTCTGCTTTAACTTTAAATACTTGATCGGCATATTGTTGACATTTTTCTTTTACCCAATCTTCATGCCATATATAGTCGACATTAAATTCAATCTCTGTATCTAATCTACCAACTGTTTCCACATCACTTGCAAATAAGTCTTGTGGATCTTTTGTTGGAAATACTCCATCATAAACTGCATAGTATTCAACAGTTTTTGCATCTGGAGCAGTTGTCCAATAATACATAAGACCAGCATATGTATTTTTTGTATACCCATCTAAAGTATCTTTATCTTCAAGATTAGATACTCCAGAACGATAATCTCTAATCATTTTTACCCAACCATGCATGATATTCAAAAGTGGTGTTCCATTAAATTCTAAGAACTTAACTGAAACTGAATTTCCATAATCAACATTAGCTGGTACTGCCCATTTAATTCCACCCAATCCAGTGAACTCAACTTTATTCAAAGTACCTCCTGGTGGTGTAACTGAAAGACATGCCCCTGAAAGCAAATTAGCAATTACTGCATTACTATCTAAATCTACAAATTCTTGTAGTCTTGGTGGCAATTTTGCAAACCAGATAAAATGATAACCTGTTACATATGGGTCAGCCACTCCAGCAACGGTACCACCGAAATTACGGCTAAGAACATTGTTGGGTACATTGGCAAATGAATTTTTTACTGCCATTAGTGTATCCTCCTAAGATGTGAACTTCATTCTTTTTTTAATAACTTTTAATACAGCGTCCCAATTTCCATTATGGATAGGTATAGCTTTATCATCGATGTAAAAATCAGCACTTATTTTGTCTGCTGTAATTTTATCGAAATAAATATCATGATGTTTTAACCATGCTTGAACTTGTGCGATTTGTCGTTTTTCATCGCCACCCATTTCCGCTGCATTGCCGGGCGAAGCTCTTGTAGTAAATATAACAATTTCATACCCATTATCCTTAAGCCAATTAATTGCATCTCTTGCACCATCAAACGGATCATCATAAACATCACCATTTTGCCAACCCTTTGAATATTTATGAATTGTTTGATCGAGATCTATCATTGCTCTTCTTTCATCCAAGAGCATTAACATTTCTGGGTATACTGTTCGTAAAATATTTTTCTTTTTTTTCTTTTTGGTATTTGGAAATGAATCCATTCCGAATGCATTACCTGAAGATGTTGTAGTTATACCACCTGCAGCCATAGATTCATCTTGCTGAAAATTGTCTAATATATCTTCTAGATTCATATTAATACCGATAGTATGAGATTTATATTTTGTTCTAATTATTATGGTGTATTAGTTAAAAAACTCTATATATATAAATTACTAATAACAACTATTATTAATTTTTCGAAAGGAGATGTGAATGTCAGATAGCAACAAATCAAGTTTTATTTTTAGTTGGCCATTTATTATTATGTGTATTATTGGTTATAACCTTTTTTTCGACGATGACGATGAAACAAAAACAATGGAGTCAGTCGATCAAGAAACTCCAGCAGTCGTTGAAACAATCAAAGAAGATAAACCAAATTCAATCGATTCTGCGGTGAAAAGAATTAAAAAAGAAATTGCTACATCGGAGTCACTTAAAAGTGTAAAGGAGGAGCTTTCAAAAGCTAAAGATGAAATTATTAATGAGTTCAAAGAAATATCTGAATCTCAAAAAGAAGCAAATACCAACGTTGCCAATGAATCAGATAAAAAATCAAATGAAGATGAAGAAGCGCCAACTGAAGTTATGAGAGCAGAAACACAGGTTATTGAAAATGAGACAATTGATGTTGATAAAGAACCTGAGGATGTTATGAAACCTCTTTGAAAGGAAAGCTATGTTTAAAAGATTTTTTAAGGAAGATAATAAAATCGTTGGAGGTATGTTCGATAAAGAATTTGAAAATGATGAATACGTTGTATGCTTCAACACCAAAACCGGTCTTGAAGTCCTTCAAGGCAAAAACGGCACAGACCCATTTCAAACCGAACTACCTCTATTGATTGACGTGGGGATTATGGGTAGTTGTTTGAACTCATGCTCTTTTTGTTATCAGGGACCAACAAAAGAGCCACACATGACGTTTGAAAATTTTAAGACTATCATAGACCAAGTAAAAGATCACACCAATCAAGTAGCATTGGGGGGTCGTGGGGATCCTAATTTACACCCACAATTTAAGGAGATTGTTGAATATTCAAGATCAAATGGCGTAGTCCCAAATTATACAACAAGTGGTCGTAATCTAACAGATGAACAAATCGAAATATCAAAGATTTGTGGCGCTGTGGCTGTAAGTGCCTATGATCGGGATTTTACATATGATGCCTTAGAACGATTAATGAATGCAAACATTAAAACAAATATTCATATGATCTTTACCAGAGAAAGTTTTGCTATGGCAATGGATATGGTAAGTGGTTATGATATTTGGAAAGGCAAAGTAAATCTCAAAAAACTCAATGCTGTAATTTTTCTTTTATTCAAACCACAGGGATCTGGAAAAGATAAACTTAACTTGATACCAACAATGAGTCAACTTGAAACTTTTTCTAAAGTTATATTTAATCCAAACACTATATATAAAATAGGAATGGATAGTTGTATGCTTAATCATGTATTACAATATGCCGAACCAACAGAAATTCAAAAAATGGCAGTTGATACATGCGAATCATCCAGGATGTCTGTTTATATCAGTCCTTCAATGCAATTGATCCCTTGTAGTTTTGCAGATCATGACACATGGGGTGTTAATATAACAGA